TTAAGCGGCGTGCTCTGCTTCCAGACTTTCCATCCATTTTTTGAGGCTGGATCGACGAGCAGCAACGGTGCCACCGAGCTTAAAGCTAGGCATAATTTTATCGTAGACCAGCCGATAAGCTTGGCGCCTTGTGACGCCTAGATACTTGGCGATAGGCTCGACGCCCATCAGCAAATCAGCTTCGTTATCGTTTTCATGATGCATGTTGACTCCTCACTTTTCTTGATTTTTTTGGAACAAAGATTCCGGGTCGGCGTTATCGCGGCGGTTCCCCACAACTGAGGAAATTGAGATGACGCCGCAGATCGCAATGGCAGCTAACTTCTATTATCTGGACGAACAGCCAAATGGTCTTTGGGCTGTAAAGGAAACCGTCAGTCAGAATCCGGTTTCGCTCAATGGGCAGCTATGCTGCTCGCTTAGGAAGCGCGATGCTGAAGAACTGATTGAGTACCTCAACGGATTGGATGAGGCGCTAGCGGCTTAGCCATGGTCACTCACCGCCTTTCAGGGCTTGGCGACCTGACACGTCGATGGCGAATACCTCGACAGGGTTCGGGCCAAAAAGTGGATGCGTGATCGTCTTGCGAACGAAACCAAGCCACGGACGCTCGATGACAAATTCTGTATCGCCAGTCTTCGGGTAGCCCCACTTCAGGACAATTCCTTCATAGGATTTTCCGACAAGACGTTTCGACCAATAGTCGGTTACCTTTCGGTACTCCTCGACTTTAGTGCCAGCCTTGATCTCGTCGAAGTATTTGCGCTTTAGTGAGAGGTGCAGCTTCATTCGCTCTGCTCCCCTAGTGGGCTGGCTTTGAGAGCCGCATTCCAGCGTGTTGCCAGCGCCTGATACGTGAATGCATCGTTTATTTTCAGCTCATCAAGCATCTGACGTGTCGGCGCCTGTGGAGCGGCGAGGATGGTGGAAATTATCTCAGTTGCGCACTCTTCGGCATCATGACCATAAGCAAAGTCACCATATTTTTCTGCAATCTCAGCCACCTTCTCGATCAGCTCCTTACTCGCCATGGCCGGCCTCCTTTGCGCGCAAGATGGCGATGCGTTCTTTATTAAGGAGATCGTTGTCTACGATGATTTTTTCCTGACTTTCGGTGAAACCATGAGAAACAACTTGTCGGATCATGCCTTCCCTATCAGGCCCGTCCAGCTTGGATAGTCTGTCAATGAGGGTCATGGGCGATCCTCCAAGGCATTTGCATCGCAGGGCGCTGTCGGTTCAGACCATTGTAAAGCAGAGGCTAGAAATTCCTCATTCCTCTTGCTCATACGAAGATTTGCCAAAGCGTATTTTACACCTTCTCTAGCCGCCGCGAGTTGTGTTTCGAGGGCTTGCTGTCCCTGCAAAGCTTGCAACGTGTCTTGAGAATGACTGTCTCGGATTAACTCCAACTCCTTAACCCGCGCAGTCAGCACCGCGTTGTCGGCTCGCAGCGTCACAAGCTCCTGACAAGCCAAGTCCATCATATCATATGCTTCCGGCTGAAATCCGGTAATGCCAGCTCCAATGGTCTTCATCCACTTATCAAGATCGCCTTCAAACCGTAGACGCTCTTGCTCGACCTTCGCCGCAATGATGGCCTCGGCCTGCGAGCGGGTGACGAGTGGATCAGGGTATGGCCCGACTTTCAGGCAATGACCTTCAACTAGGCTATAATCATGGTTCGCCCATCCAGCAGTTGGATGGCGCCAAGCGACAACCTCCAACCCTTCGACCGGCGCGGCGGGGCGGGTGACGACATATCCTTCAAAAAGAAGCTGCTGGTACGCATAGTCACCGATGATTTGCTGTGGGGTGCGTTCATTCACCATGGTTGCTGCCTCCTGTCGGGCGGGTATTGAAAGGAGCGGCGAAGGTTTTTTCGATAAGGCGCTTATTATTCTCTGGCGTGACGTACATGCGCGATCCACAAATGACCGCATTGCTTTCCGTCACGGTCAGTTCTTGACCTTCCTTGCCAGTTATTTTAGTTCCGGCTTCGCACACGAATATATTGTAACCGCTGATACTCATTCCGACGCTCCCGGTGAGGCAGGACGTTCGACGCCCATGTCAGCAAATACACATCCGGATGAAGGGATGACTTCGACACCATCCGCTACAGGCTGAGACGAGAGGGCGCGGAGAGCGTCTGTGTGCGCCGCATATACCTTTTGGATTGTCGCCAATGGTATCTCGCCTTCAAACTTTTCGTCATGCTTTTGCATTAGGGTGACGGCATCGAAAAGAGCCTCCAAAGCCTGCGCACGCGGGGATGGGGACTTCAGCGCGATCATCATTTCGTGACAGCCGTTAATGATAACGCTTCGATCGTCGGCGCTTACGATAGAAGACACCCCGTCACTGTGGCGATTTCCTGCAAGCCTCGATAGCGCTTTCGTGAGCTCTGAGGTTGGCGCCTGTTCACTAACCAACATAACGCACCTCATCACCAACGACGACGGCCCGACCTGTTGCCGCCAGACGGCGAGCAACGGGCAGGGGAACTCCAGCGCTTCCAAGGGATGCCCGGGATATGCGCTGCGGGCCTAGCCGCAACGCGTTGAGGTATGCAGCGTCAATGCTACTGCCCTGTCTGTCTGGTGCACGCGTGTCCATCATGCCGCCCTCCGCTTGAAGGGACGGCGATTGTCGTTGGCCGGGCGCACGCGGCGCATACGGATCTTCTCGCCCGTTTTGCGCGAGACTTCATATGCAATGTCTTTAATCTTTGCGGCAGTCGCCGGGTCGCTCACGCGATACCAACGGGCAATCGAAAGGATTGCTGCTGCTGTGGTGCCCTGAGCAATGAACTCGTCGGCGGTAAGGGTGTGCGTGTGTCTGTTAGACATGAATGAGTGCTCCTCGTGTGGTTTTGGTAAGCGTGACGACCCGTGGCGTGAAAACGCGCGGATCGTCGATGATTGGGAAATCCTGGGGCGCTACGCCCCGTCGCTATCTTTCGCGGTAAATCATGTGACGCCGAGCCCCACAGCGCCGATGGTCACAAAGAAACCAATGACAACCGTCATCTCAACGGCTTCACGCGCTGCGTATCGTATCCAAGGCATGGGGCGAGCGTGCTTCTTTGCACGGTGGTCGGGACGGCGCATTGGTTCGTCACTGCCTGCGCGATGCACTTCGGTGTGCAGCTCAGGTTCCATATCGGCGAGCATTTCCAGCAGGGCGCGGTTCATCACGCAGCCTCCGCCAACTGATGGTCTTCAGCAGTGACAGTCTCAACGCTGGCGCCGGCCTCGCGGAGTTCGGCGAGAAACACATCATGGTTGGATGTGGCGATCGCGCCGCTTGTCTGGAAAACTTCGTATGTTTCGCCTGGGCAGAGCTTGGCGAGGCGCGTTGCCTCCGCCAGTGCTTGCTCAAACGACCCGTGTTCATACGGTAGGGTAGTGGCTACGCTGACGCGGCCGGTTAGTTTGCCGCGGCGGAATACAAAGAATCCGCCGCCGATTACTTCGTTCATGCGAGGTGCTGGCGATCTTCTTCTTCTCGGGGTTTTCGCGTTAGTCATTGGGTTATTCCTCGTGTTTGGTTGGTTCAGCAGATCAAGCTGGTGAGGCTGTCTTCGTGCTGTTCTGTCACCTATATATGCTTATCAGTCACCGCATGTCAACATAAACGATGACAAAAACACATCAACGAAATTCACATGGTTAACCAAACATAAAGAATGTTCTTGAAATGTTCTCATTATGATGGAATCATAATTCCAGTGTTAAGGGTGTGAGGTGTCATGTATCCGCTGTTTGTCGTGCAAGGATTTACTGCGTGCAGGTGGGGGGTAATCCCTGACACTCCGATCCAGGTTGATACGGAAGATCATGCGCTGAGGCTGGCTCATCGCTTGGCGTGCGAAAAGCCTGCTGTTCTTGCTTTATATAGATGGAATAATGAGACGCAGATCATCGCAGCTATCGGCCGAGTACCTGATAGCGCGCTTGAGGCTGTAGTTAATGGCTAGTCTTTAACGGGTGTTGTACTTGCCAACGACGCGATGACAGACCGGCCAATCCGCGCGAAATTCCTTGAATTCCTTATGCGGATTGTACTGTTCCAGCATCCATTCTCGGTCATTGAAGCCGACGAGTCGCTTGATGATCGCTTCGTTCTCGTCCATTGCGCTTGTGTGATAAAGAATTACGTCTTCATCGCGAACTGGCGGCAAATTCGGGTTTACGAGTGCAGTTTCGCCGGGGCGGTAGGCGGGAACCATTGATTCCCCAGACAATAGAAGGCCGTAACCACCCTTAACGCCCTGCAGGACTGCAGGCATTTTCATATAACTGATTGGATCAAAGGTGATGATGACGTGACCATCGCCTCCCTTCGCCGCAGCGTAAACAGGCAGGCCTCGTTCCTGGCTTACGAGCTGATCGCCGGGGATTGGTGTTGGTGTGAACGTATCAGAAGTTGGTTTCACTGACGTTGCAGTCATCTCGCCGTTGCCAAAGGCAAGCCAATCCTCATTAAGATCCAGCGCACGAGCCAGGCGGGCAACAAACTCAACGCTGGCCCCACGCTTCCCGCCTTCCAAAAGACTGATCGACGACTTGTCGCGCCCAATAAGGGCGGCAAGGTCAGCCTGGCTCATTCCTTTAAGGTCACGCGCCGAACGAAGGCGCTGCGCGAAATCTTTGTCCATGTTGCGCTTTTCGCATATTGTTGTGAAAATGTAACGTGCGAAAATGTCACCTAGTGTTGACATAGATGCGAATCTGTCATATACAGGTGTCATCAACCGGCGCATAAGACGTTGGATAGTTCGAAGGAGGGCCTACCTCATGATGCCAGAGAACATCCTCCCAAGGATATCGGCACTCAATAGATAGGAGCCGCGCTGAAGCGCAATTGAAACTGAGGAGAGAGCAAATGACCAATTCCGCCGAAAGAAGCGAACCGGCTCTCGTTGAGGCGCCGCCATAGGATCAATAGGGACGCTGCTGACCTGAATAGGGTCAGTGGCGCTTTCGGCATTCCTGAATGTCGAGAGTTTTATAGGACGGCGTTGTGAGCCGGCACCACCCGCTGCTCCGCCGTCCTCGTAATACCCCGGCTTACACGAGGAGGGCTTGCGCCACTTCTACACCGGGGGTTCCTTCGCGAGTACCACCCCGCGCAGGACAACAGATGGCTTCACCAAAGCCATTTGTCAACCAACGCCACACACGAGGAGAGCATGAAAGATTATGAAACCATAGAAGAAGTGCATCGCATGCACGAGGTGGGCGCCAACCCGACAGAGATCGGAAATGCGCTTAGCTTGCCCAGATCGACTGTAGCTTCAATTCTCCGCCGACCGATCCCAAAATCTACAGCCGACCGCATCGTTGTGCGGTGCGTTTCGAACGGTGGATGGTCCACGGCCAATCACTGCGTCAGTTATATCGCTATGCCACGCATCCGTGCGCTGGAAGCCGCGAACGACAATTACGAACAGCCGGGCGCCATCGCAGCCTGAGCCACGTTGGCCAGCATGTGCAGGCCACAGATCAACCTCCTAAAAGGAGGAATATCAATGAAATCCCATACCTTGCGTGAGCCCCACAAGGCTTACCAAACCAAATTCACGCGGACTGGCGAGCGGGACACGACAAACCGCAAGCCTTATCGAACAGCCGCGCAGAAGCTGCATGCCCGAGACAGTGCCGTCCTTAAAGATGGTCGGTATGTTTCGAACGCTCCTGTGTCCTTCAGCAGAACGAAGCGGGGTGCAGCGTGACTTGCGAATGCGGTGACTGCTGGGATCTGCCCGGCTCAATTGTGACCCACAAGCTGACAGGCTGGAAGGGGATCATTATCGGCGATCGAGACGGCTGCATGTTCCTCACAGTGCGGTTCTGGATACCAGGTACTGGCCTTGGGACGATCGAGGTTTCGCGCTTCGAAGTCGAACCACCGGCCAATAATGGCGACGGCGGTGGCGGCTCTGAGATCGGAACAGAAGAAGCCAATGTCATTCCGGTCGATTTCACCAAGGGCGTGAAATTGACAAAATCAACAAAGACGAGGGGAGTAGCTTGATGGGTAATGTGAAAGTTGGAGATAAGGTTAGAAGCCTGGTAACACAGATCGACGTTCGCGCAGGCGGACTTTACGAGGTAAAAACCGTCGATGGTGGTGATGTTTGGGTCATCGATGACGTTGGCGACAACTGGTATTTGGCGTCAGATGAATTTGAAACTCTGCCTGTAGTTGCGAAGGCGCAGACATTCAAGGTCGGTGATCGGGTGCGCGTGATCAAAACCGATATATTTCGAACGGGAACGCGCGTCGGCGACATTGGTTATGTGACAAGTTCGAGCGAAAACCTGGTAAGATTTGATTTACACCACGAAACCGCTGGGGTGATTGACCAACTGGCTATCGACCCTTGGAAGCGAATCCAACTCGCCCCCCTCAAAATCGAAGCAGGCAAATACTACCGCACGCGTGACGGCCGCAAGGTTGGGCCTATGAATGCTGCGGAAAGCGAGGGGTATGCTTTTTCTGGTGCATTGGTTGGCGTCGGTTGGATCAAGATTTTTCAGTCAACAGGCGCACATGGCTCACGCCTGATAGGAAGCGACCCAAATCTCGATCTCATCGCCGAATGGATCGACGAGCCTGTCAAGGCAGCTGAGCCGGTCCAGTTTACGATGCGGAACTTTAAGCTCACGGTCGAGCCCGTTGCAAAATCCGCAATCGTCGCGCTCATTGAAGACGGCCAGCCAAAGCCGTCGGTGGCGCCGCTCGTTCACGCCAATGAAACGTTGGCAGCGAAGGAAGCCAAGCGCCTAGCGGGCGTCCATAAGGGGCAGGAATTCGGTGTCTATGTGCTGACGCAGAAGGTGAGTGAGCCTGCACCATCCTATAAGCACGAATGGCAACGGCTCGCTGCCAAAGGCGAAAAGATTTCAGCTATCAAAGAGCTGCGATCGGTGACTGGCCTTGGTCTCAAGGCAACAAAGGACGCCGTCGAACACTGGATCGCGCACGACGAGCCGTACTCGCGCATCGCCGCCTAACCAGCAAATCCCACCGATAAACCAACCAGCCCCGCTGCCATCGCGGCGGGGAATGAGGAGGTGTTATGCTCAGATTTCATAAGGACGATGCCGAATGACGGCGCCCTTCAAAGACTACGTCGTCGAAGATGACCGCATCTTGTCTAGCGAAACGACGCTGGGCCTTGGTGACCGCTTCGTCATGGGGCTGGCAGTTGTCGCAGCCTTAGCACTAGCCATCGGCTTTTACTCATGGGCGCTGTTGTGACCTACCCAAGGTTTCCCACGCTGGCCACTTCCGCGCCAGTCTGGCTGATCGGATCGCTGATCCTGCTAGCCATGATGATCGCGTTGAGGATCGCATGAACGCCTTGGCATTAATCGGCGGTCTGGTCTTGTGCGGCATCATTGCGGTCGGCGTTGCTCAGATCATCACCAAAACCACCATCAAACCAACCACGAGGAGAAGATAATGCGTATTCTCGCAGCTATTTTCGGATTTTTTGCATTCATCATCACGCTGACAGTTGTATTCGGCTCTTGGTACACCATCGACCAAGGCGAAAGAGGCGTGCTGTTGCGCAACGGGGCGGTTGTTGGCTCTGCACAGCCCGGTCTTGGCTTTAAAACGCCTTGGATTGAGGAGGTTGTAAAAGTGTCTGTGCAGTCACGCGCGCCGATTTACAAGGAAGTGCCCGCTTATTCGAAAGATCAGCAGTCAGCCATCCTTGCACTTTCTGTAAATTATCGCATTCCCGCAGATCAGGTGACTGAGGTCTATGGCACGTATGGCGGCGAGGATGGATTACTTGCTCGTCTTGTTGATCGGCGCGTCAATGAAGACCTGAAAACCGTTTTTGGCAGGTTTACAGCGGTGCAGGCCATTCAGGAACGAGGTCGGTTGAATATGGAGGTTGCGACAGCGGTTCAAAATTCGGTCAAAGGTCCGGTGATTATCGATAGCGTGCAGATCGAAAACATCGACTTTTCCGATGTCTATGAAGCTAGCATTGAGCAGCGGATGCTTGCTGAAGTCGAGGTGCAGAAGCTTCGCCAGAACGCTGAACGCGAGAAGGTGCAGGCAGAAATCACGGTCACACAGGCAAAGGCAAATGCGGACGCAGTGCGTGCTCAATCCAATGCAGAAGCCGAAGCAATCCGGATCAAAGGCGACGCCGAAGCGGCTTCTATCAAGGCCCGCGGTGATGCACTTCGCGAAAATCCCGGCCTTGTGGCTCTGACGCAAGCTGAGAAGTGGAATGGCCAGTTGCCAACCACGATGTTGCCGGGCGGTTCAGTGCCGATGCTGCAGCTCCGATAAGAAAACTTGGCGGGGTTCGCTCCGCCACACCACCACCGACCAAACACACGAGGAGTTAATTATGGCTATTGATTTCAGCCAATTGAGACGCGCCGAAGATCCATATCCGCCTATTTTCATCATCTATGGTGGCGAGGGGCTAGGAAAAACTAGCTTTGCAGGAGAGTGGCCAAACCCGTTCTACGTGCGAACTGGTGCAAATGAGCGACCTCCTGTTGGTGTCGATATGATGTCGTTCGGACTGACTGAAACGTATTCTGAGTTTCTTGATCAGATTGACTGGATGCTCGAGGCTGATCATGACCGACTAACATTCGTGCTTGATACTGTTGATAGTCTTGAGGCTCTCGTAATCGACGAAGCGTGCGCACGACATGGTTGGCAAACAATCAGCGATGGCAAGTTTGCTGAGCCAAAGAATGCTACGGCAGAAATCTGGCGTGAAGTGATCAAAAAGCTCACAGAACTAAAGACGGCTGGTTACGCAGTTGTATTGATAGCTCATGTGACCACCAAAACTGACCCTGGCGTTACCACCGATAGCTACCCCCGCTATCGCCTTAATCTGCGAATGCAGGATGACGCTAATTCATTGGCGCATGCTGCAGATATCGTTGGGTTTATTCATCAACGGGTTTCGATCCAAAAAGAGGCGGGTGGCTTTCACAAGGATAACGTCAAAAAGCGCGGCGAGGGAAGTGGGGAGCGGCTAATTGGTATCGAAGAGCGCCCCGGCTTTATCGCTAAGAACCGCCATAAGCTGACGGGTGCATTGCCGTATAAAGCCGGACAAGGATATGCGGTTTTCCAGCCTCATATTATTGAGCCTTATGGCCGCGTAGTTCAAGGCGCAGACGAAGAGCAAGAAGCTGCTTAACCGTGCTCCATGACAATGATAACGCGCTTCCGCGCACACGTGCGGAAGCTAAGAAAATCGGTGCGAAGCACTACTTCACCGGACTTCCCTGTAAACGTGGACATATCGCCGAGAGATCGACGAAAGATGCGATCTGTCAAGAATGCAATAGAGAGCGGTCGCGCGATTTCGCACGAAAATACCCCGAAATAAAGAAGCAAAGAGATCATGAATACTATTGGTCGGACCCTGAAGCCCGCAGGGAAACAGCGCGTATTTATGCGGCAGCTAATGCAGAAACAGCACGAATACGTGCATCTGAATGGCGGATAACAAATCCGGAGCGCGCTGCGCACAATGATAGAATTAAACGAGCAAGAAAGCGCGGCGCAGAGGGTAGTCATACTCTGAAGGAGATTGCAGATCTTCTTAAAAAGCAGAACTACAGATGCATTTATTGCAATGCGTCAATCAGAAAGAAGAAAAACCGTCATGTCGATCATATCATGCCGCTCAAGTTGGGCGGATCGAACGACATAATCAACATACAATTACTTTGCCCGACTTGTAACATGTCAAAGAAGGCAAGCCATCCCGTAGACTATGCTCGTCGCATAGGCCTGCTTATCTAACCACACCACCAACACGAGGAACTAACACATGGCAAGACTTGGAACGGCGTTTGACGCCACCCAACACGATACGACGCAGTCGGACTATTCCGAACTGCCGAACGGCACATACAAGATGGAAATCGAGGCGGCCGACGTGGTGCCGACTTCGACCGGCAGCGGCACTATCCTGAAAACAACGCTGAAGGTGCTCGAACCCGCTGAATACGCTGATCGCAAGCTGTTCAACAACTACAACATCGAGAACAAGAATCCAACCGCGCAAGAGATTGGCCAAAGGCAATTTGCCAGCCTTTGCCGCGCGCTCGAGATGTCCTCGGTAGAAGACACCGACGACCTGCTATTCAAGTCGTTCACGGTGCGAGTGGCCCTCGGCAAGCCTTCAAAGGACGGTCAGTATCCGGCGCGCGCCGAGATCAAGAAGTACTTCTTTCCCGACGAAAACAACGTGCCTGAGCCGAGTATTGACGCTCAGCAGCCTGCGGCAGCAGCGCAGCAGCGCCCAGCCAATGACAACCGTCCTGTAGCGGCAAACAACAACAAGCCGGCGCAGCCTGCAAAAGCTGCGGGAAGCCGTCCTTGGTCTAAGTAAAGGCCGGGATTGAAGCAGCTGCCGGTGCTAACGCGCCGGTGGCCCACCGAACCAACACGAGGAGTTTTGTATGGCTTACGAATCCGAGCGCAAACAGATCGATGGTGCGCTTCCAATACGCTTTGACGGAGCGTTTGTTGCTGGCGGCGCAGTAACGAGCGTGTTTACCGGTACTGACATCAATGACGTTGACTTGTATTTCAAATCTCGCCGCGCCTTCGAGCGAGCTGTTTATGATGCGTACGAGGAAGGCCTGTGGTGTGTGGCTGCCAGTAAGCGCGCCGTGACCTTTACTGACCGGAGCAACAATATTGCTCAGCTGATGTATTTTGACTTCTTCCCGACGGCCCGGTTTATTTTTGACGCCTTTGATTTTACCGTTTGCATGGGCGCGGTGGATCTGGACGCTGGCGCCAATAGCCTCGACTCCGGTTTCGCCTTTCATCCTGACTTTCTGAAGCACAACAGCCAGCGCTTTCTGAAATTCAATGCTGGCACACGCTATCCACTCGCGTCAGCTACCCGCGTACTGAAATACCAGCAACGCGGTTACACCATAGGCAAAGGCGACATTATGAAAGTTGCCTTGGCAGTTCGGGGTGTGAAAATTGAAACTTGGGAAGATCTGAAAGACCAGATCGGCGGCGCGTATGGTGACAAGGTTGTGTTGGGTAATGAGGACAAGCCTTTCACCATTGAAGCGGCTATCGAGGCGCTGACTGTGGACGATGTGGAAAGTGAACCATGGGTGCAACCGGCCAACGATAATATGCCGGGCAATGCAGAAGCGCTGCTGGAACACCTGGCCGATCTCAATGGCATCGAATTTGTTCCGCCTGATCTTGATGAAGACGGCTGGCCTCTAGCAGCCTAAAAGCCAACCACGGCGCGGTCACCAGCCGCGCCTACCACCAACACGAGGAGAAACCCATGCGGGTAACGCTTGACCGAGCGCAGCTTGCGCACGCCTTGTCGACAGTGACGAAGGCAGTTGAGGCTAGAACGACAATCCCAATTCTTGGCAACGTGCTTTTGTCCGTGGACAAAGGACAGCTGAGCATCACCGGTACAAATCTTGATCTGGAAATCAGCACCAGCTTGCCTGTTCTGGGTAGCCAGGACGGCACTGTCACGGTTGCGGGTAAGCTGCTTGCTGACATTTCGAAGCGCGCCACAAGTGACATTAGCTTGGAAGCCGACGGCAATCATCTGGTCGTTAAATCTGGCAAAAGCCGTTTCAAGCTGGATACGCTGCCAGCCGCTGACTTCCCGTCCTTCAATCACGGAAGCTTCGACACCACGATCGAGTTCGATCTCGCTTCGCTCGTGCAGGAAGTGCAGTTCGCTGTCAGCACCGAAGAAACCCGCTATTACCTGAACGGCGTATTTCTGGAAGCAAAGGACGGCCATATCGCTGCCACGGCGACAGACGGGCATCGTCTCGCATCGACACGCATTGAGCAGGAAGCCACGTTTGCGCCGGTAATTCTGCCTAATAAGCTGCTATCCTTGTTGCCGACCGGAATCGTGTCAGTCTCGCTATCGTCAAACAAGGTAATTGTCGAGAGCGGTTCGACTGTCATCGTGTCGAAACTAGTCGACGGCACATATCCAGATTACGAGCGCGTTATTCCCAAGCCATCAGAGCGTGTCGCTACGCTGTCGGCGAAAGCACTGCGTGAAGCTGTCGGCCGCACGTCTGTTATCGCCAGTGAGCGCGGTAAGGTAGTTCGCTTCTCATTTGCTTCGGATGCTCTAACGCTCAATGTTGCTAATCCAGATCGCGGCGACGCAACTGAGGAGATGGAAGTCAACTTCAGCAGCGAGCCTCTGACGATCGGTTTCAACGGTCAGTATGTCACCGATCTCATGGCGGCGTTTGGTGCGGATGAAGTCACCATGTCGATGGCTGACTCCGGTTCACCTGCGCTGATCACGTCTGCCGGTCGTCCGGGATACAGGTGCGTAATTATGCCGATGCGCGTGTAGACCGTGGCACCACTCCCCAAACCTCAATCAACAACCGTCGGCGCGATCTACGCCGCTTATGAGGCCCAGGCTAAATCCTGGGACTCGTGGGGCATCAGCGTGGGCGAGGCGGGCACCGAATGCGACAGGGCGCTTTGGTATACCTTCAGGTGGGCATCAGCTCACGAGGTCCATACCGGCCGCCAGCTACGCTTGTTCGAAACGGGTAACATCGAGGAAGACCGGCTCGTCGCTGATCTCGAGCGCATCGGCGTCGAGGTCTACGGGCAGCAAGACAAGATCCGGCTCGTGTCTGGCTTCGTGCGGGGCAAGTGCGACGGTAAGGCAATGAATGTGCCGGAGGCGTCGAAGACAGAGCACGTGCTAGAGTTTAAATCAAGCAACGCCAAAGGCTTCGCGCTGATTGTTAAGGATGGATGCCAGAAAGCAAAACCGCTGCACTATGCGCAGTGCCAGCTCGGAATGCATGCCTTCGGTCTGACGCGGTGTCTTTATCTCGTCTCATGTAAGGACAGCGACAGCCTGTATTCCGAGCGCATCGAATACGATCTTGAATTCTGCCTTCGACTTGTAGCGCGCTGCGAACGCATCGTGTTTTCGGACACTCCACCAAGTAGAATTAGCGAAAACCCGGAGTTCTTTGGATGCATGTTTTGCAAGCACAAAGCCGTCTGTCATCACGATGCGCAGCCGCGAGTGAACTGCCGAACCTGCCTACATGCTCAGCCTGAAAGCGGCGGGGATTGTCATATCTCGTGCGCGCGATGGGCAAAGCCTTTGTCGATCGACGAACAGCGCGACGGGTGCCCGGCGCATTTGTATCTACCGGGTCTCGTGAATGGTGAACAGATTGATGTCGACGAGGATGCCGAGACGATCACATATAAGATGAAATCTGGAGAGGTTTGGGTGGATGGTGAGGGAAGGAAGGCGGCGTGAGTATTCTTGATCTTTTTCCAGATAACGATAACTGCGAAGGCTATTTCTGGTCTGGAATCGAAATAGAACGCCTTCCCCTGAGTTCAAATGCCGCGAAAGCAATCGGATGTAGGTTCTATTTCTCAGGTGTGGAATGCACCAACGGCCACTTGGCTCCAAGGTACACTGCGGGAAGTCGATGTGTGGTTTGCGCACATGAAATGTCGACCAGTCGGCGTTCTGGGGAACGTGTAGGCTCAAACGGTGCAGCTAGGGCCCATCTGGTAAGGGCTATCGCCGGATTATCTGGCCAAAAGACATACGTTCCTTCTCGCCCATGTAAGAATGGGCATCAATTGCGTTGGGTAGGAACAAATAACTGCATCGAGTGCGAACAAGAAAAGAAGCTGGACTACCGAGAATCCAGACGAGAACAGCGACTACTTAAAAAGTACGGTATCTCGACAGATGAATATGAACGAATGGCTGAATCTCAAGAATGGAAATGTAAGATCTGCGATGAGGCACAGGAAGACAGGTCGAAATTCCACGTAGACCATTGTCACGACACCCAAGTTCTACGCGGTTTACTCTGTTCAAGATGCAATCAAGCTATTGGCTTGATGAGAGATGATCCCTTAATCATGCGAAAGGCTGCCCAATATGTCGAACATGCTAAAGCTGCGTGATTATCAATCATCCGCGATCGATGCTGTTTTTGATTATTGGCGTGAGTTTGACGGAAACCCGCTTGTTGATCTTGCCACTGGCTGTGGCAAATCGTTGGTGATGGCAAAGCTCATTCAACGACTGATCGAAGGCTGGTCAGATATGCGTGTCATGATCGTTACTCATGTCGCTGAATTAATTGAACAGTCATATCTTGAGCTGCTTGGCGTTTGGCCGTTTGCGCCTGCCGGCATCTATTCAGCTGGTTTGGGTCGTCGTGACGCTCGCAGTCAGATCGTGTTTGCTGGCATTCAGACTGTTCATAACAAGACGGAGCAAATCGGGCACGTCGACGTCCTGATGGTCGACGAGTGCCACCTTATCCCGATCAACAGCAACACGATGTATCGCAAATTCATTGATGCGCTGCTCAAGATCAATCCGGACATGAAAATCCTTGGCCTGACTGCCACGCCTTATCGGCTGGACAGTGGTCGCTTGGATGAGGGCGCAGATCGCCTGTTTGACCAGATCGTCTACACATACGGCGTTGCTGACGGAATCCGTGACGGCTTCCTTGCTCCGCTCACAAGCAAACCAACGGCTACAGAATACGACGTCAAAGGCGTCGGGCGGCTTGGCGGAGATTACAAACAGCGCGCGCTGGAAGAGGCAGTCAATCGCACTGACCTTAATGATGCCGTGGTTTCTGAGATCATCGCAAAGGGCGCTGATCGCCGCTCCTGGCTTTGTTTCTGTGCCGGCGTGAAAGCTGCGCTGGACGTGCGCGACGTATTCAGATCGCGCGGCGTTACCTGCGAGGCGGTAACGGGCGATACTCCGAAGGAAGAGCGCCGCCGCATCCTTGATGACTTCAAAGCATACCGCATCCAGTGCGTGACAAACAATTCAGTACTTACGACAGGGTTCAATCATAAGGGCGTTGATTTAATTGCCTTTATGCGTCCAACTCTGTCGTTAAGTTTATACGTACAAATGGCCGGCCGCGGCACTCGTCCGCTCTATAAGGCAGGTGCTCCGCTAGAGACAGTTGACGATCGTCTGTCAGCTATCGCGTCAGGACCAAAGAAGAATTGCCTTGTTCTGGATTTCGCGAAACTCGTCGACCGGCATGGCCCTGTCGACATGGTCGAGCCGAAAGCGCCAAGCGCTGGCAATGGCGAGCCGCCAATCAAGATCTGCCCGACAGTGCCAGACGACAACGGGACGGTCGGTTGCGGTGAGAAGGTGCACATCTCGCTGATGAAATGCCCATGCTGCTGCTATGACTTCCCGCCGAATAAGGATGAGAAGCTAACACGGCAGGCCGCCGACGTTCCGATTGTCAGCACTGCTGAAGCAGAATGGCGCAAGGTGACTGGCAGGACATTTCAGTTTCACGAAGGTAAGGGCGACAAGCCACCGTCGGTTAAGTGCAGCTACATCGCAGGCTATAAGCAGATCAATGAATGGCTTTGCCCGCAGCATACTGGTTTTGCACAGACGAAGGCGCATCGATGGTGGACGCAGCACGGAGGCCAGCGGCCGTTTCCTAAGACGGTCATGGAATGGCTCGAACGTCAGCGCGAGTTGCTCACCACCGACGAAATCAGCGTCGTGCCGAATGGCAAATACTGGAATGTGAAAGACGTAAGGGCAGGAACCGCGGCCGATAACGACAACGTGCCGGAGCCAGCGAACGACAATGTGTCCGTTGGTCTATCTGAGATGTTGGACGACGAGATTCCGTTTTGATGGATCTAGATAGAAGCTCCAAAAACAAGAAAGCCCGCTGCACTGGGAGGAGGAGTGTGCAACGGGCTGATCTGGAAAGCGCGACTGGGAGGAGGAGTGCCGCGCTTCGAGTTCAGCCCCTGGGAGGAGGAGTGAGACTGAACAACCCGAAGATAGGTAGCTGGTATGATGATTACAATGGGCGATGATGCACATCAGTTATGCAGCATATGCATGGCCCTAAAAATGGAAAACCGCCCGGCAGCGCAGAAGCGCGCGCAGGCGGTCTTGTCCTCCCCGACGACGATCGTTTAGCAGTATTGATTTAGTAAAGCAACAAGTACCGATAAATACATAATCCCACAAGGTTAGTGGTATTTGATTTGTTCTTATGAGTACATGAATGGCCCAGCGTTCTTCTTCAGAAAAGGCCCGTATCGCGCTTGGGCGGGGGGCTTGGGTAGCGCGATACGGGTGCCGTCCTGCGAACAGGATGCCGACATTAAATAGGTACGAGCGCTGAATTCGGAAATGACAGTTTGTTGCAGTTGCAAATTGTTAGTGCAGCAACCAAAAAAGTCGCCCTGCAGCGAGGGCTGTCAGAGCGACTGCGTACGGCGCCCCCACCCGGAAGCCGATACGCAATTCAAACGTAACATCAAAGGCATGCAAGTAAAGTTACATTTACTTTAGATTCCTATTGCGTCGAATGACGCCCCCACCACAATGAGTATTACTGGCCTCACCAGCCAACCACACGAGGAGCACAAATGAAAAACCCTGACACTGAAACATACGATCCGTACAACGCCAGAACCACAGCGCAGGCAGGCCACAACAACCGGCCGACTTCCCCGTATGAAGAGATCAAGCAGGAAATCGAAGACCTGTTCGACGAGGCGAAGAACTTCGCAGACGGCGAAGCGATCGACAATCAGGCGTTGGCAGACGCTGTGACTGAGTTGCACGATAAGATCCACGATGCTGGCAACCGTGCTGATACCGCTCGCAAGACTGAAGCCAAGCCGCACGATGACGCTAAGGCTGAAATCCAGGCGCGTTACAATAAGCTGATCGGCAACACCAAGACGTCAGGCAAGGGCAAGGTCGTGCTTGGCAAGGAAGTGTTGCAGGGGCTCCTGACACTATGGCGCAATAAGGTTGCCGCTGAAAAGGAAGCTGCTGCCATGGCAGCGCGCGAGGAAGCCGACCGCGTAATCCGGGAGGCGCAGAAAGCCATACAGGAGAGTGCTGGTAATCTGGAAGCGCGCGAGCAGGCCGAGGAACTGGTGAAGGCAGCCAAACAGGCTGACCGGTGGGCTAAGCGCGAAGACAAGGCAGCAACGACTGGTACTGGCCTTCGCTCGGTATGGCATTGTGATCTGGTAGACGAAGGCGTCGCTTTAGATTGGGCATATGGCCGTGCGCCAGAGCGTTTCAAAGCTGTCGTGCAAGCAATGGCCGAGGAAACTGTGCGCGCCGGTATGCGTCAGGTGCCGGGCTTTAATGTGCGTGAGGAAAGGGTGGCAAGGTGAGGGTATCGGTCTTTAGACTTTAAGATCGTATTGGGCGCGATAATGGTCGCGAACTTCTTCGAATTTGTGAAGAAACTCTCTCGAGGCCGCTGAAATTGCAGGGATAGCGCTCCAACCATCGTCTTGCGTCACAATCCTGACGTCAACGTCGAAACCCAGCGCGATCAATCTCGATTTGATAATTTCTACCAATTCATCAGCGGTCTTCAATTCTTTAGTCATGGCAACTCCTAACTAAAAATTAAGTCTATCACACACCCCGCCAGCCACCAACTGGCGGGTTACCACACACGAGGAGAGAATGAATGCATGCACCGCTACCCAGCGGGCCTTTCGGCTGCGTCCTTGCGGACCCGCCTTGGTCTTTCAGAACATATGGTAAAAAAGACGTCGCGCCAGCACGAGGTCGCCAGCCTTACGGCGTGATGTCGCTCGACGATATTAAAGCGCTGCCTGTCGAACAGGTCTGCGCTCGCAACTGTTTGTTGTTCATGTGGACCGTTTCCCATCTGCAGGCTGCTGCAATCGATGTGGCTGCCGCATGGGGCTTTAAGCCCGTCAGCGTTGCTTTTGTCTGGGACAAAGGCCGCATGGGCATGGGGTATTGGACACGGCAGGAAGTCGAAATCTGTCACCTGTTCAAGCGAGGTAAGCCTCGCCGTCTATCGAAAGGCGTGCGCTCCCTTATCAAAGCTCCACGCCGCGAGCATTCCCGCAAACCAGATGAGCAATACGGACGCATCGAGAAGCTGGTCGACGGTCCTTATCTCGAACTCTTCGCGCGTCAGGCGTGGCCAGGTTGGTCTTCATGGGGCAACGAGTCTGAGAAGTATTTGGCCGCAAACGACAATCTGGATTTGCTGGGGAGGGTGGCTTAATGGCGAAACTCACGAAGGCTCAAGCAAAGGCGCACTCTCAAGCAGTTGCCCTCCTTCAGCAAGAACGATTGTCGGAAGACGATAAGGAATTCGTATATCGCAACTGGAACGAGGGCGCGAACCACGTAAACGGCGCAGCTGGTGCTTTCTTCACCCCATTCGATATGGCGTTTGATTTTGCGATAGATGCTGGCGGCGGTCGCATTATTGACCTGTGCGCTGGGATTGGAATGCTCTCTTACGCAATTTGGCAGCGTAGCCGTTTCAACGATAATAGGCCGCAAATTACCTGTGTAGAGCGTAATGCCGAGTATCTTGAGGTCGGGAAAAAGTTGCTGCCAGAAGCAGAATGGATTCACGCTGACGTATTTGATGTTCTCGATATGGGACTGGGGCACTTCGACACTGCGATTAGCAACCCTCCGTTCGGAAACATCAAGCGGACCAGAAACTCTCCGAGATACAGCGGCAAGGATTTCGAATTCCACGTAATTGATATTGCGTCCCACCTAGCAGACTGCGGCACGTTCATCGTCCCCCAAATGTCGGCAGGCTTCAATTATTCCGGACGGAATAGCTATGAACGTCAGACCAGTGGCAAAGCCGTTAAGTTTCAGGAGTTGACCGGTCTGCATTTCGATACAGGCTGCGGCGTCGATACTGCCTATTTCATCGATCAGTGGAAAGGCGTCTCTCCAATGTGCGAGATCGTTTGCGTTGAATTTACAGATACGCCAGTCGTTGCCGCGAAAGCGCAACCGGCGAACGACAACCAACCGCTTGTGCAGCCCAGCCTTTTCGGTGACGCAGCATGAGCCATCCAGATCAATGCCACGTCTGCTCCCGCCACGCCGTAGGACTCGGCGTGCAGGAACACAAAGAACCGATCCGCTGGCTATGCAAGGAGTGCGCTGACATTGCCGAGCATATCCGATCCCGCCGCAGGATGGACCCTTACGAACTACGCGCCTTGGATACAGGCGTTAAGGCGGTTGGGGAGTTTTTGCAGTCCATAGGTAAAACCGACCTTGCTGAATGCGACGAGCTCGAAGCGCGCATGCTGGTGAAAGCCGCATGGGAAGGGTGTGGACGAGGGATGCGGGAAGCACTCAAAGAAGCACCATTTTAGGAAAGGCGTCGTTTTGATGAAACACGTCAACGACAATAAAGCGCTGCGCTTTCTTTCAGTCTGCAGCGGGATTGAAGCGGCTTCGGTTGCGTGGAACCCACTCGGCTGGCAGGCGGTTGCTTTTAGCGAGATTGAGAAATTCCCGTCGGCGGTGCTGGCGCATCATTATCCAGATGTGCCGAACCTTGGAGATTTCACAAAGATCGACACATCCGCACTCGGTCGTGTCGATATCCTCTGCGGTGGCACACCTTGTCAGGCATTCTCTATTGCGGGCGCGCGCAGGTCGCTTGAAGACGCACGCGGCAACTTAACCCTAGCCTTTGTGGAGCTTGCACATGAGCTTGCAGCAGGAAATGGACTTCGCAACGCCGTCTGGGAAAATGTCCCCGGCGTCATATCGACCAAAGACAACGCATTCGGATGTTTCCTGGCAGGACTTGTCGGAGCAGATGATACCTTGCTGCCGCCATACGGGCACAAATGGCCCAACGCAGGTATGGTTGCCGGGCCACGGGCACGGGCCGCTTGGCGGTTTCTCGACGCTCAATATTTCGGATTGGCCCAACGACGCAAGCGTGTCATCGTTATCGCAGATTTTGGAAACGGGGCAGATCCCGCAGCGGTTCTATTTGAGCGCAAAAGCCTGTCAGGGAATACTCCGCCGCGCCGAGAAACGGGGCAAAACGTTGCCCCAACAATTAACGCGCGCCCTTCAGGCGGTGGCGGACTCGGCACCGATTTCGATCTCGATGGTGGATTGATATCGTCAACAGGCAGTGTTGCACACTGCCTGAATGCCGGTGGCATGGGCCGACAGGATTACGAGACAGAGACGATGATTGCACATCCTTACACGCTGGCAATCCGTGGACGTGGCGAAAGTCATGATCTGGAATACCGGCAGGACGGGACGTCGAATGCGTTACTGACGCCAAACGGCGGTAGAGGAGGAATAGGTGTCGGCGCCATTTGTGCACCTCTTAACACACAGATGGGCTTACGCGGAGCCGACACTTCGAACACAAACCGTGAGGGCGTTGGAATCGGTGAAATAGGTGATCCAGCGTTCACGCTTCAAGCTGCTCATAGTCATGCAGTCATAACACCTTGGGCCGTCCGCCGCCTCACGCCAACAGAATGCGAACGCCTGCAAGGCTTCCCAGACGGATACACGAATATACCCGTAGGCAAGAAAATGGCCGCTGATGGTCCTCGCTACAAGGCATTAGGCAATAGCTGGGCCGTTCCCAAGTTCCGATGGGTTGGCGAGCGAATCGAGCGGTTAATGCCGAAAGCAGCCAACGATAATCACTGCAGCAATACGCTGTGGCCCTCCGCATAGAGATGGTTGAGTAGGCCAGCGGTGTAGTTGGCCTGCCACTGCTCAAACCCGGTTTGAACGTTACCGCCGAGCTCGGCTACTTGTTCCGTCACTTTATCAATAACGGCCCAGGTTCCGTCTGGCATTTCTCGAATGCTGTATCTGGCTTCGTTCATTGGTTTTCTCCAAGGAAACAAACATGCATACTAACATCACATCCGTTGTCGAAGAAGACCCAATGCTCGATGTTGCGCTGTCGTATCAGGCGCAAAACTGGCCAGTGTTTCCTTGCCGCCATCGCGACGATGAATATGTCGATCAGGACGGTTGTATTGAGATCCTCGCCACCAAGACCCCCCTCACAAGCAACGGGTTCCGTGGAGCGACGCTGAATGAGCGCATCGTTCGCGAATACTGGCGCCGCAATCCGTTCGCTATGATTGGCGTGCCGACAGGTGCACCTATTGGCGCATGGGTTCTTGATATCGATCCGAAACACGGCGGCGACGAAACGCTTGCCGCGTTGGAGGCCGCACACGGCGCGCTGCCGGCAACGCTGACCGCAGAAACCACGAGCGGCGGCCGTCACTACTTCTTTCGTCACCGTCAGGGCGTTCGCAACCGCGGCGCGCTCGGCTCCGGCGTCGACGTGCGCGGTGACGGCGGTTATGTCATTGCGGCTGGCAGCGTGCCAGAGGTCGGCCTGCCTTATCGTTGGGTATCTGAGCAAGAGCCGGTCGACGCGCCAGACTGGTTGCTGGATCTCGTGCTGCCTCGCTCATACGAAAGCACCTACACTGCAGCGCCATCTGTGAGTGGCAAGATCAACGACCGCTATGTCGAGCGTGCAGTTCAATCCGAGCTGGACGATCTTGCACTTGAACCGATGGGCAATCGCAACAACCGATTGAACGACGCCGCATTTCGTTTGGGCACTTTCGTCGGTGCGGGCGCTCTGGCTGAATCCGAAGCACGCGCTTTGTTGCAGGATGTAGCCAGAGGCTGGGGCCGAGACTGGCCGCGCTGCGTAAAGACGATCGACAACGGCCTGGCTGCCGGTGCTCGCAGCCCACGCAGCGTGCTGCAGAACGATAACGACAATACTCGTCTAGTCGATATCAGCCGGATGATTGCAAACGGGCTGGCGAAAGCGGAGGCTCGTACTGACATTATCGCTGAGCCAATCGCGGAGTTCGATTCATCTATAAGCAAACTTGAACAAATCACTGAAAATAAACGCGCAATCATCGCAACTCCTTTCGTATGGAAAGACCCGTCGACGCTTCCACGGCGCGAGTTTGCGTTTGGTAAGCACTTCATTCGCAAGTATGTTTCAGTGACGGTCGCGCCGGGTGGTCTCGGCAAAACTGCGAACAGCATCGTCGAGGCGCTGGCCATGGCTTCGGGAAAAGCGCTCAATGGCACGAAGCCGCCGAAGCGTCTGAAGGTCTGGTTGTTCAATGCCGAAGATCCGCGCGACGAACTTGAGCGCCGTATCATGGCGGCATGCATTCATTTCAATTTGAAGCCAGCTGATATCGATGGGCATCTGTTTCTAGACACAGGCCGCGAGCAAGAATTGGTCATTGCGATCGACGACAAGAAAGGCGTGCGCATTCAGGAGCCGGTCGTTGAGGCTGTCGTTGAAACGATCTCGGAGCTCGGTATCGACGTGATGATCGTTGACCCGTTCGTGTCGACGCACCAGGTCAATGAAAACGACAACGGCGCAATCGACAAGGTTGCTAAGCTTTGGGCGCAGGTTGCGGATCGTACGAACTGCTCCATCGACATCGTGCACCATCTACGCAAGGTTAGCGACCGCGAAGCGACAGTCGAAGACGCTCGCGGTGCTGTGTCGCTGATCGGTGCGGCGCGTTCGGTGCGCGTGCTTAACCGTATGTCTGAGGCGCAAGCCAGTGAGGCCGGCCTTACACACGAAGCGCGGTTTTCATATTTCAGCGTGACATACGGAAAAGCTAACCTTGCGCCTCTTTCGCATAGAGCTGACTGGCGGAAGTTGGAGAGCGTGGCGCTGGGCAACGGGCAGGGCCTCACCAAGCCTCAAGACCATGCGCCGGTCGTTATATCATGGGCATGGCCGACGAGTGAGGAAGTGGCTGAGACGCTAACCGAGGATGAACGCGACGCAATCCGTGGTGTTGTGAACGGCGGCATGTACAAACCGGCACCACAAGCCAAGGATTGGGTAGGGCGAGCCGTTGCTTATGCGCTGCAACTGGACGTGGATGAGGAGACCGACAAGAAGCGTGTCGGGATGATCACCAAGGCGCTGTTTGCGGAGGGATTCTTAATGAAGGTGGAAGACCGCGACCCTGTTCAGCGTAGGGCGACGACATTTGTTCGAGCGATGTGAAGAGAGCGCCCTACGGGGCGTTTTTTTTGTTGTATAGTCGTCCCAACATTCTGGCGGGTTTGGGGGTATGATGGAATCGCAATACCAGTCTCTAAAGAAGAAGATAGGTTACTATTGCTCTCTAAATGAACCGAAATATGGGGTTCTGGTCACTGGAGCATGGGGTGTGGGAAAGACATTCCAGGTATGCAAGGCCTTAGAGGGCAGAAAATTCATTTATATTAGCCTGTTCGGCATCGATAACACTCAGGATGTGTACGACGCCGTATTTGCAAAAATGAACCCATACAAAAGTATGGCGAAGCAATCTGCTAATAAGTTGAAATCAACAAACTTATCAGCATTTGGATTCTCTGCACCCATAGGTGGTTTTATAGATGGAGTAGCCAGAGTTCTAATAAAAGAACATATTGATGCAGATATACCGATAGTGTTCGATGACCTAGAAAGATGCCCCATTCCTTTAAACGATAAGATGGGAATCGTTAATCATTACGTTGAGCATCTCGGCTGCAAGGTCATAATAATTGCTCACGATAGTAAAATTGAGAAGGAGTTATCTTCTAGCAGCGAGAAGACCATTGGCTCAATCTTCGAAGTGACTCCAGACGTCCAGCACGCATTGGAAGCATTTCTTTCTGAAGCATCATCGATCTCATCAAATATTGAAGATTTTGGCGAAGTGATTTTCAACGTCTTCATGGAATCCGGTGTCGCCTCTCTAAGAATTTTAAGATACGGTATTTTAGATGCAGCGCATTATATTTCGTTGATTGATGAAGAGTATATCAAAGATATTTCGTCAGTTTCTAAGTCCATATCGATTTTATGTGCCTTTATATTCCAGTTTCGAAATGGAAATATCAGAAAAGAAGACTGCAATGGGGATTTAAGGAAATTTTACTATTCTTCAATTGTGTCTAGGGAGAAGGAAGAAAACAAAACTCCGATTAATCAATTATTTTGGCAATACTCTACTGTTGATTTTCGAGTGGACACGATTAGCATGAAAGAAATTTCGGAGATAGTTTTCTCCGGTTCGTTCGATAAAGATTCGATAAATATTTGCTATAAGCAAAGTATATCAGCAAATTCTCCGAGCTCGATTCAAGCATGGAGAATACTTTATTCTTATGAATCTGTTGATGATGAAGTTGTAAGGTCCGCCTTAAGTCGTCTTCGAAATGACCTTCGCAATCATGATATAACTGACGCAGGAGACGTGCTGCATTCTTTCGCAATTTTGATGTACTTATCTAGTGAGAATATCATTCAAAAGAGTGTGTCATCCATTCTCAAAGACGGAAAACGTTATGTCGATTTTCTCTATAGAGAAAAGAAAATTGAAGCATGGAATGCAGGTTGGACATCGAGTACTGAGTTCCGCACTGGCGCCAATGGATACTCTTTTTGGTCTCAAAAGCCGTTCGATGATGATTTCAACGAGCTAAAATCCTACTTGATTACGGCGCGAAAAAATAAGCTCGTGGAGGATCTCAGGATTAAGGCAGAGCAATGCCTTGATCTGATCCAGGTTTCAGGTAGTGATTTTTACTCACTGGTTTGTTTCACCAATGGCGGCGACAACACTTACTGTCAGATACCATTTTTGCATTTGGTGCCGCCGACTAAATTTCTTAAAGCTTGGATGAAGTCGCCGAAATCCAATTGGTATTTCATTGCTAGCGCGATACGCGATCGTTATAAAAATGGTGAATTAGACACCGTCCTTTCTGAGGAAGATGAATGGCGTGATTCAGTGTTGGATGGCTTGAGAAAGGAAATCGCTAAAGCGAGCGGTGTGAGCGAACTGCGGTTAAGAAGACTGTTCGGGCAAATAAACTAACACAACCCACTGTCACAATCTAAATACAACCATAGGTAACGCGTAAGTCTTGTTGCGTAAGTCTCAAAAAACCTAAAAAGACTTGCGCAAAAGCACGCTGCTTTTAGTGCGTAAGAGTTCTTATATAGAAACTTACGCACAAAGCGCGCAGCGCGTAGTTCTATGCGTTTGAGAACTACGCACTTTTTAGAAGATTTCCTAATTTAAGAATACAACCTGATTTGAGGTTGGTTGAAATTTTGCCGGTTGCGCTTGACCGGCCTGTCACTCCCACCATTATGCATGTTGTTGGCCCACCAAGCTGACGCACCATGAACACGAGGAGAGACACAGATGCGAAACATCTGGTTTATGAGCGATACCCATTTTGGGCACGCAAACATCATCAAGTACAGCCGAACGCAATTCGACAGCGTTGATGAGATGGAAAGCACCATCATCGAGCGCTGGAATGAAAAGGTAAGCAGTCAAGATCTGGTTTATCATCTTGGCGATTTCGCGTGGTCAGCTAAAGACGCAAAGCGCGTCAGGCCGAAGCTTAATGGTTCAATCCGACTGATTGTTGGCAATCACGACGATATCCCTGCATTAGCGTCTGCTGGTCTATTTCAGCGGATTCAGATGTGGCGTCAGTTTTCTGAGATCGGAGTAACGGCATCCCACGTACCAATGAGGCGAGAACAAATCCGCCACGGCAGTATGAACGTCCATGGCCATGTACACGGCAACACCAGTGGGTTGGAAAACTTTCATTTCGACGTATCTGCGGAAAGCGTGAATTATTCGCCAGTTCATTTCGACGAGATTGCAGACTGGGCTAATTCGAACAGGGCATCATCTTGAAGGCCCGCAAACCAAAGGTTGGCACTTCTGTGTCAACCCAAACCGTCCGCATTAACGGCGTCCGAACGATCATCACGACACGCAATGGCAAGGTGACCACAAAAGCAGCATTTCCTCTGGAATGGGAATTGCAAGCTGCACAAATTCGCAGCCTGCGTAAAATGCCAGAATACGTTCACACAGCGCGAGACGTTCGACCCGGAACATTCACACTGGCAGGAGATCAGAACGCAGCCAAGCGTGGTCCCAAGGCAAGAGCCGAAGCATTAGCTGCAGGACTGACGCCGGGAGAAGCAGACGTCCGGATCTATCTCTACGGTGGTGTACTGCGGCAGATTGAAAACAAGGTCGGCAAGGCCAAGCTCGAACCAAGTCAGATAACCCGCCATCCATTACTTGAAGCTCTTGGCTTTCCCGTCGTGGTCGTCAGGGCTGTCACCGAAGACCATGCAGCAGAGCAGGCAGTGAGGCTGGTTAAAGGCTGGCTGCTGGAAGCTTCGAACGATAACCAACCAAAACCACACGAGGAGAACATCAATGACGCAGCTTAATGTGAAGCCACGCATCGCAACTAGCGCCATTCATGGAACGCACGTGCCTGAACGTTCACCAGAACAACGGCATGCAGCCAGAGAGCTTATGCGGCTTGAGCGCGCCCGTGAAGTAAAGGCTTTGGCAAAGTTGCGACGCCGTATCAATAAGCGGCAAGGAATTGGAAGTGATTGGGATGGTCGTGCTGCAAATGACAATATCGCTTGGCCCTTGGCTACAGCACTGATCAAAGAGGGCAACACCGACCTTTTGAAGTACGTGATGTATTACCGCCGTATTCACACTACAGCGAAGAGCAATGCCCTTCTGGGTGGTTCAACCGTGACACTCGGTGAAGGAATGGCTCTGGATCGCCATATCCATGTTCGTCCGAATGGAAGCATCGCGTACAAGCACGTCAGGCAATCCACGGCTGCCAGCATAGATATCCCGTCACGCAAGAAAAGCATTACCGACTCTGAGACGCAGTTGTCTTCTGATAAATCGGAAAGCGGTTACACCAACGTGCCGAAGCCATGGAAAGGCGATGCACCAGTCAACGATATGATCGATGCGAAACGCAAGTTAGCAAGCCTTCAAAGGTCTCTTGGATATCTTTGTGAGCCATTTGAAATGGCATGCATCGATGGGAAGACGTTGGCTGAGGTAGGTGAGACAGTAGGCATTTCTAACCGGACAGGAGCGCAAGGTGCGGGCAGAGCTCTGGTTCATACTGCGCTTGTGACCCTGCGAGCCATTATTGGAGAACTGAACCGCGGAGACCTTGCCGCCTGATGCATGCACTGATCAGCCAGAACGTTGGTAATAGTGGGAAGGCAATCTTCCAATTCATTCCACGTTCTGTGCGCACAGGCTGTTGCCAGCGACAGACGCTCGGTCAGTGATGAACCGGGCGTAACTATCCAACGACGGTAATCCGTCGTCAATCTGAAAAGCAAGCGCAATCCCCTGCAGCCATCGGCTCGCAGACATAGGCAGTGCACGCCTGCATTGCGCTTGCCGATCTATTCAGATCCCCGGCGCCGTTTCTCCTCCGGCAGACGGGATACGGCGGGTTGAGCTCATTCCTGTGGGCTCCCCGCCGATCAATAGTCTATATGCTAATCAGTCATCACGACGTGTGAGAAACACGAGGCGATTTCTTTGTTTGCTCCGAGGGACTCTGCAAATTTGATAAGTTTAGGACCGTCGCCTTCATCTGCCATCCCGGCCCAGACATCCTTGAAAGTTTGCCTTCCAGACATCTTCTTGAAAAAGAAATAGCCGGGATCTGCGACCGGGGTTGATGCGTAAACGACAGACCAATCACCTGACAGCATAAAGCTATCAACCTCCACAGCAGATGCTTTTACCTTGTTCTTGAGGTTTTTAGATATGAGCTCGGCATACTCGGCCTTGCGCTCTTTGGTTAGTTGCTGATCAACGCCATCGCATTGGGATGCAGCTATCGAGGGTTGTGAAAGTAAGGCAACAACACATGCGGATAAAGCAGTCTTAGCAATTAACGACATAAGTTTATCTCCTCTCAACCAACTCCATGAACAAACACAGCTAAGGCTTACTGTCCATAGGGAAAGACTGTCTTAGATGTCGAGAAATTGAACGCCTCCGACTTATGCGCACCCAAGCTGGTTAATATCGTGAGGCCAGACCATGACACAACGCACATGGCTCCGCCTCTATAAGACTGCCCGTTGGCAACGAATGCGCGAGCGACAGCTGACCGAGCAACCGCTGTGCATGTTCTGCTTGCAGGTTGGCGACGTCGAACCAGCGACGGTTTGTGATCACGTCATCGCTCATAAGGGCGACGAGTTCCTTTTCTGGGATGCTGGTAACCTCCAGTCACTTTGCAAGACGTGCCATGACAGAACCAAGCAGCGTTTGGAGCGAGGTCAGGACATCGTGACCTTCGGGGCTGACGGGTGGCCGGTTTGCCCCTCCTAGGGGGCATCAAAAAGTCGACGAAGGTCGAAAACGCCGGAACGGCGAGGGTCCATCGCGCACGCATCCGCAATTCAAAATATGACCCCTCTTGAAGGATTTCCCCAATGGCAAAGCCGAGAAATCCCCTCGGCAAGGCTAAAATCGAGGGGAGAGACAAGAAAGACCCACAGCGCTTCAAAAGCCGCACCGACGCTAAGGCTGACGGCCCGCTCGGTAATCCTCCCGCATGGTTGAAGGATACGCCGGAGCTCAAAGCCAAGGCTGCGTGGAAGCTGTTTGAAAAAGAGCTGCCGTGGCTGAACCAGTCACACCGCACTCTTGTCGGTATGGCGGCCAATATTCAGGGCCGCATCATGGCTGGGCAGGAAGTTGGGGTGCAAGCGATGAACTTGCTGCGTCAGATGCTTGGCCAGATGGGTGCAACGCCTGCCGACGCATCGAAAGTTGCGACCGGTGACGACGGCGATGAGAAGGACGATCTGCTTGACTGATATGCCTGCGCTGGAGCGTGTGAGCGCTTACGCGCAAGCTGTCCTTGACGGCACTGAGATTGCAGGCCCGCACGTTCGGAACGCTTGCCAGCGTCATTTCGACGACTTGGCAACAGGTCATGAGCGAGGGCTTTGGTTTGACGACGAGGAAGCCGATCGTGTGTTTCGCTTCTTCGAAGAGCGCCTGAAGCTCTCAGAAGGCCAATTTGAAGGTAAGCCATTTAAACTGCATGCCTCACAGGCCTTCAAACTTGGTTCGCTGTTCGGTTGGAAGCGTGAAGACGGTTCCCGTCGTTTTCGTCGTGCGTACATCGAAGAAGGCAAGGGCAACGGTAAATCTCCATTCGCTGGCGGTGTCGGCCTATTTGGACTGATCGCGGACAAGGAAGCTGGCGCGCAGATTTACGCCGCCGCTGCCAAGAAAGAACAGGCCGGCATTCTATTCCAGGACGCTGTGAAAATGGCCCGAGCCGCACCTGCTTTGATGCAGCGTGTGAAGTTCAGCGGCGGTATTGGGCGCGAGTTCAATATCGCGCACCACAAATCGCAGTCTTTCTTCCGTCCGATCTCAAAGGATTCGGGAAAGTCGGGTTCTGGTCCACGACCTCATTTCGCGCTTTGCGATGAGGTGCACGAGCATCCAGACCGATCGACGATGGAAATGTTGGAGCGTGGCTTCAAGTTTCGTCGCCAACCTCTGCTACTGATGATTACGAACTCTGGCAGCGACAAAAACAGCATCTGCTGGGAAGAACATGAACATGCAGTTCGGGTTGCAGCCGGGACGCAGACGCCAGACGAGGTGTTTAATTACGTCGGTGAAGTCATCGATGACACGACCTTTGCATGGGTTTGCGCGCTCGATAAGGGTGATGACCCTCTGAACGATCCGACTTGCTGGAAAAAAGCTAATCCACTTCTCGGTGTGATTCTGACGCATGAATATCTTGCAGGCGTTGTTGCTCAGGCAAAACAAATGCCGGGCAAGTTGAACGGCATTCTGCGTCTGCACTTTTGCTGCTGGACGGATGCGGATAAGGCCTGGATGCCGCGTGAGACTGTCGAAAGCGTCATGGACGAATTCGAGCCCGAAGAGGATCATGCTGACAAGCCGGTTTTCATGGGTGTCGACCTTTCGGGCAGCAAGGATATGACGGTTCTTGCCTGCGTGGTTCCTACAGGTTACATGGAAATGAAGCGTGAGGACGGAGCTACAGTCAGTCTGCCGACCTTTGATGCGTGGGTTGAGGCTTGGACACCGCAGGAAACTCTGCAAGCCAGAGCGCAGGCCGACAAAGCGCCATATGAGCTATGGGTACAGCAAGGCTGGCTCAATGCCACTCCTGGCAAACGTGTCCGATATGACTTTGTTGCGGCACGCCTCCAACAGCTTGATCAGCAGTTTGAAATTAAAGCCATTGCTTACGACCGCTACGCTTACGACAAGTTTCGCGAAGAGGTGGACGCACTCGGCATTGAAGTCGATCATGTTGCACATCCGCAGGGCGGTAAGGTCAGGGCTAAGCCTGAACCATCCAAAGTCGAAGCCGCTAAAGCCGCTGGCCTGCCACCGCCGCAAGGCTTGTGGATGCCTGGATCGGTGCTGGCACTAGAAGATATGATCATCGACGGGCGCATTCGCATGAGGCGAAACCCGGTGTTGATGACTGCGCTCATGGGCGCTACGTTCGATCACGATCCGCAAGAAAATCGATGGTTTGTCAAAACGAAAGCATCGGTTCGCATCGATGCGGCCGTCGCTTTGACAATGGCAATCGGTGCAGCGATGGACACTCCGATTGAGCGAGATGAAAACCTCGATGACTTCATCAATAATATGGTGGTCATCGCCTAACTCACGACGGAGCGAATATGGGCTTCATTGATAGATGGGTTGGAAAACCCATCAAGCTCACCGACGGCGAGTTTTGGCGAGGTTTCTTCGGCCTTGGAACGACGTCAGGTGAAACAGTCACTTACGAAAAGGCGCTTGAGCTAGATGCCGTATGGGCGTGCGTAAATCTCGTAGCCAATTCCGTGAAAACGCTCCCCTGCAACGTTTTTAAAGACGACGGCGTCACAATCGATCGTGAAAACGTTCTTTATGAACTGCTTCATGATATGCCCAATCTTGACGACACCGCGTCCGATTTTTGGGCCATGGTTGCGATGTGCCTTTGTCTTGACGGCAACTTTTTCGCCGAAAAGAAAATGAACGGCAGTCGGCTTACGGCTTTGAACCCATTTCATCCGCTCGCCGTTAAGGTCTGCCGTGACGATCGGAACAATCGCTATTATGAAGTGACTGAAACTACCAAAGGCAAGTCAGGCACAATCCGTCGTATCAGCGAAGATAAGATGTTCCACGTTCGTGGCATGGTTATTCCCGGCTGTGATCGTGGTCTTTCGCCAATTGGCGTTGTCAGGAATACTGTCGGCAATGCGCTTGCGGGTGAAAAGACGGCTGGCAAGATGTTTGCCAACGGCATGCAGGTTGCGGGCGTTCTTTCATCTGACCAGATCCTAAAATCAGAGCAGCGTAAACAGCTCGGTGAAGTGCTTAGCCAGTTCGCCGGGTCTGAGAAGGCCGGCAAGATTGCTGTTCTTGAAGCTGGGCTTAAATACCAGCAGCTCACGATCAATCCTCAAGACGCTCAGATGCTCGAAACAAGGCAATTCAGCGTTGAGCAGATCTGCCGCATCTTCGGTGTTCCGCCTGTCATGATCGGCCATGCCTCAAACGGCACAACGACATGGGGCAGCGGTATCGAGCAGCTTATTCTGCAGTTTACCAAGACGTGCTTAACTCCGTTGCTGCGCAGCATTGAATCGGCAGTCTATCGCGATTTGCTGGACGCAAAGACGCGCAAAACGACTGTCGTGAAGTTCAACATGGAAGGCCTGTTGAGAGGCGATAGCCAGGCGCGCGCTGACTTCCTGCAGAAGATGGTCAACACCGGCATTTATACGCCAGATGAGGCCCGCAGTTACGAAAACAAGGCCTCCAAACCGGGCGGCGATCAGCTCATCGTCAACGGAACAATGCAACCTTTGCACGGCATCGGCCACAACGGCGGACCATCGCTTGATGACGCGCCCGAAACGCGCGCTGCTTAAGGATACTTTATGAAATTCGAACACATTTTGACAGCCTTTGAGGCTGAGCCGTGGGCGATTCAGCGCGAAAAACTGGCAGTTCTTGCGGATGTTATCGCAGCTCGTGCTGTCGGTGATAAGTTTGTGACGTCTGAATTCGCTGCTGCTGTTTCCGATGCCCGATCAAAGGAAATTGCTGAAACCGACGGTAAGGTTGCAGTAATTCCCGTTTACGGGGTCCTTTCTGACCGTATGGACATGTTTTCTGCAATGAGCGGAGGCAGTTCATATGCCGGCATCAAGCGGCAGCTCCACAAGGCGCTGTCGAATGACGATGTTAAGGCCGTCGTGCTTGACGTTGATAGCCCAGGCGGTTCCGTTCCCGGTACGGACGAACTGGCCACCGAGATCCGCAAGCTACGCGGTGGCGAAAAGCCGATCATTGCGCAGGTCAACAGTCTTGCCGCAAGTGCCGCTTACTGGTTGGCATCGTCCGCTGACGAAATCGTTGTTACGCCTTCGGGCCGAGCTGGTTCGATCGGTGTCTACACCGCGCATGATGACATTTCGGCAGCTTTGGATAAGGCGGGCGTCAAGCGGACGTATATTTCCGCGGGCAAGCACAAGGTCGAAGGCAATGAAACCGAGCCGCTCGGCAAGGAAACGCTGGCGTATATTCAGGAAAGCGTGAATCGATCATATGAACGCTTCCTAACAAGCGTTGCCGATGGTCGCGGTATCACAAAAGCCCGTGTGGAAGCGGATTTCGGTCAGGGCAGAGTTTTCTACTCGGAAAAGCTTATCGAGCTTGGCATGGCTGACCGTGTCGCAACGCTTGACGAGACACTGGCACGCTTTGGCGCCGAAACCGAGCCAGCATATGTGCGCCGAGTGAAAGCATCTAACGCCGCAAAGGCCGATGCAGCCACGCTTCTTGCCTCGAAAATGGCAACAGGCGAACAGATTACCAAACGCGAATTCGAGAATGGTTTGAAGGGTCTTCTAAACCTATCGAATTCTGAGGCAGAGCGGGCCGCTCGGCTCTACCTCAAGGAAGGTCAGGGGGCTCCTGACGTCGAGACGGATGCTGCTGCTTTGGCAGCCCTAAACCGGCTTTTGGCCGAAGCAAACACACCACTCATCAAAATTTAAGGAGCCACACATGGCTGATAACGTACTTGCTGATAAAATCGGCGAGCTTGGTACTTCGCTTGCCTCCATCAAGGAGCAGGTCGGCAATCTTGCGGTAGACTTTACGTCGAAACTTGCTGCTAACGGCGAGGTTTCGGCTGAACTCAAGGAAAAAACCGACAAGGCCCTGTCTGAACTCGGCGACATGACCACGCGCCTTGGTGATCTCGAAAAGCGTGCCGCCCGTGAAAAGGAAGAAGGCGCGAACGAACAGAAGTCGCTGGGCGACATGGTTATCGACTCCGCCGATTATAAGGCAGGTATGCTGACCGGTGCTTCCCGCGGTTCGATCAAGGTGACAGCAGATCGTGCTGCAATCACTTCCGCCAACACCACTGTGGGCGCTGGTCGTAGTCAGGGCACGTCACTCGTTCCGGGTGCGCGCGTGCCGGGCATCTTTGGTCTGCCAGAGCGTACTCTGACCGTTCGAGATCTTGTGCTTCCGGGCCAGACTTCTTCTAGCTCTATCGAGTACGTGAAGGAAACCGGCTACACGAACAATGCGGCTCCTGTCGCTGAAACGACTGCAAAGCCATATTCGGACCTGACGTTCGATATGACTTCTGCGCCGGTTCGCACTATTGCTCATCTGTTCAAGGCTTCGCGCCAGATCCTGGACGATGCTCCGGCTCTTCGTTCCTATATCGATGGCCGTGCTCGTTACGGTCTGCGCTTTGCGGAAGAAAATCAGCTACTCAATGGCTCTGGTACTGGCCAGAACATTCACGGTCTGGTTCCGCAGGCAACCGCGTTTAGCCCAGCCTTCACTTTGCCAGGTGCGACAGGTATTGACCGCCTTCGCCTCGCAATCCTTCAGGTTGTTCTTGCTGAGTACCCGGCCACAGCTTTTGTCCTCAATCCAATTGATTGGACGAAGATCGAGCTGACCAAAGATGCCGGCGGCAATTACATCATCGGTAATCCGCAGGGGTCACTGACGCCAACTCTCTGGAACCTGCCAGTGGTTTCCACGCAGGCTATGGCTGCAGGCGAATTCCTCACTGGTGCGTTCAGCTTCGCTGCACAGATCTTCGATCGTCTCGATATCGAAGTGTTGCTGTCGAGCGAGAACGTCGACGACTTCGAAAAGAACATGTTCACGATCCGCGCGGAAGAGCGACTGGCATTCGCCGTCTATCGTCCAGAGTCGTTCGTAACCGGCGACGTCGAAGGCGCTTAATGGGGGACGGGGAGCTTCAGCTCCCCTTTTCCAGATTGGAGAGAACATGACTGATTTTCTAGAAGTTAAAGCCCTAAAGACTTTTGCTCTCGGCAAAGATCTAAAAACTCGCAAGAGCCCGTCTTTCGAAGTTGAAGCAGGCGAAGCTCGACAGCTGGAAGCACAGGGCCTTGTGTCTTTGGCTGGCAAGACAGATGCGACTAGGGAAGCGGACGGCGGCGCGCCAGAGAATGGCACCAAGCCTAAGCAGAAGGCGAAATTAGATGTCAGTATCGACAAAGACGCGTAAGAGGCGGGTAGCCAGCTACATCGGCGCCGGGGTCGTTATCCCAAATCCTCAGCCCGAACCGGAGCCGGAAGTACCACCTGAAGGTGGTGGCGATGGCTCTGATTGATCTTACTGTATTCAAGCGTCACCTTCGTGTTTTTCACGACGACGAAGACGACGAGCTGACGCTTTATCTCGTCGCCGCAGAAAATGTGGTCACTGAATACCTCGATCGCGAGGTCGTCGCGGCGGGTCAAACGCCGTCACTTGCTGACGGCATCGTCATTAATGCCGCTATTTCGGCGGCCATTCTGCTTGTCGGTGCAGACCTTTATGAAAATCGCGAGCCTGACACCGCATCCAGCGGAGACGCAGTTTTGCCGAGACATGTTCGAGCGCTGCTCTCGGCGTACCGGGTTTGGCGGGAATAAATAGTCAGCGCGGCAGAGAAAATGGGCAGCCAATATTGGCTTTTGCCCATTTGTTCCAAACAGTCTCAAAACGATCATGCGGAAAGGCCTGCCGGTCTTTATAAAATGATGCATCGGCGTACAGAAGCTTGGTTCTCAATAACTCCATCATGAAGTTCAGAAGCAAGTGCTTCCTTTTTGTGAGCAAATCGACGACTGGTTCATCTAGATCGGATTCAGAAAATTCACCTGCTTTGTTCGGCAGGTCAAAAATCCTGACGCGCACAAGATGCCTCATGATTGGATCTGGATTCAATCTCCAGACTGATCCACCCGGCTGATCGTAAAACGGCTGAGTATGTTGATGATTGTCGATGACTGCTTCGCAGCATGTAAGAATATTGTTGACGATGTCGGAAAATACGTCGGTCACAACTGAAGTATGTGTGCTGTTCGGCAAGCTAAGAACAAGATTTGACCATCCATGCTTTCTGACAAGCAAGGAAATCTGAAACTCATCAAAAATTTCGTTTTGTTCTGCAATCATCGATACACGCGCGCGGCTGATTGGCGTTTGAATTTTGCTCTAACCGCGCTTCTCCAGTCTTTGCCGCCATATGATCAGACTCGTTCTTTGCTGTCGAGCGAAGGAGGGAAAAATGCCCCACGTCCGCTTCTCCGAAGACTTCGACTGGAAGCCACTCCCGCAAGTCACGATTGCTTATAAGGCTGGCTGGTCCGGCCTTGTGACAACACCGTGCGCAAATTCTGCCGTTAACGCCAACAAGGCTATGCGTCTGAAAACCCCGAAAAAAGGTGAGAAGGATGGCGAAACGTAAGGGCGCAGGCGCGCTCAACAACATCGTCGTCTTTCAACAGCGTGAAGCGGTGCGGGACGAAGGCGGTGGCACTAGCCAAGAGTGGGTAGACAAGTTCGAAACTTCTGCTCGTTTACAGCCACGCCTAGGTTCCGAAACGGACATTGCGTCCCGTACGCAGGGCATCCAGCCGTATACGCTCGTTGTCAGAAGCGAAACGCGAACAAGAGGCGTTACGCCGTCTTGGCGGGCTAGGAACAAGCGAACCGGTGTTCTTTACGAGATCCAGTCATGTGCCAACCCGGACGAAGTTAATCAGTACATCGAAATGCGCGCTGTCGTGCAGGGCGGTGGCTGATGGCTATCGGTGCTCGTATTCTGGGGCTTGCTAAACTCGAACAGAAGTTCAAGCGCTTGCCGAAAGTCGCTCGCGACATGGTTCGCGGGGCTATGGAGCAAGGTGCCGACGGTATCGTCGACATGATGAAACGTCGTGTTGCTGAAGATGACGGAGCACTACGGGAAAGCATAGGCTGGACGTGGGGTAAAGCTCCAAAAGGCAGCATGGTGATCGCGACAGTCGAAGCTAGCCTTGCAGCTGATTGGACGATCACGATCTATGCAGGCAACAAAGAAGCTTACTACGCGCGCTGGGTTGAGTTCGGCACCGTAGGATTTGCCAATAAAGGCATGTTTCCAGGCACAAAGAATCCCGGTCAGGGAAAGCAGCCATTCTTCTACGTGACGTGGCGGGCCAAAGATAAAGAAACAAAACGCCGTATTCGTCGAGCCATCACCAAAGCAGCGAAAACAGTAGCCGCAGGAGGCTGATGGATGGACCCTGTATGGGAACTTCAAACCGCGATCTATGCGAGGTTATCGCAGAATGCCGCGCTGACAACGCTAATCGGCACGGACAAGGTCTATGACAACCCTCCCGCAGATCCGAATGGCAACATACCGGCCGCAACGTACCCGTATGTTTCATTCGGCAGCGCTTCATCTTCTGATGACAGTGCCGATTGCGTTGATGCGGTTGACGTCACTTTTCAAATTAATTGCTGGTCGTCTCTTCCAAGCCAAAAACAGGTTCGGCAAATCGCCGACGCTGTCACCAAGGCACTTAGACGATGGGAACCCCCACTTACGGTAAACGCTCTCGTCACATTCGACCCTTGGCGCACCGACTATATCCGCGCTCCCGGCGTCAATCAGGCGTCACTCCAGTACACGGCCGTGATTGAGACGCCGTAGCCCGCACAGTCGGATTTCACCACTTATTCTGTTGTAAGGTCGCCATAGGCGGTCTTTTTTGTTGGAGGCCGCATTGGCTCAAGCAACGACTATCAAGGGCGGCAAATTCCGCGTCCTTATCGGCAACGATGCCGACCCAATTGTATACGAAAACCCATGCGGCTTCACGCAGCGGTCTATTACAATCAACAAGGGCCTCGAAGAGGTCAATGTTCCTGACTGTACCGATCCTGATAAGGTCGATTGGGTTGGGCGAGATGCAACCAGCCTTTCGATGAGTATCAGTGGTGAAGGCGTACTTGCCGCTGAAAGCGTCGATGTTTGGCTAGATGCGGTCGACAGTCTCGAATCCATTCCAGTTAAGGTAGAGTGGGAATTTCCTGCAAAAACCATTACGTGGACCGGCTTCATGCATGTTGAAAGCATTGAGGCGGGCGCAACCAATGGCCAGCGCGCGACCCTGAATGTCAGCTTGCAGTCTGACGGTGTTATGGTTCGTACGTCCACCCCGGCTACACCATAATGAGCCGTGACGCATCGATCGAACTAACCTGGGCGGATGATAATTACACCTTCCGCCTTGGGTGGAGCGAACTCGAAGCACTTCAGGAGGCCTGCGATGCGGGCCCCTGGGTTATTCTTGAGCGGCTTCACAACAAGCAATGCCGGTCTGGTGAGATTGCTGATGTTATCAGGCAGGGGCTCATTGGCGGCGGTTTGAAGCCACCTGAAGCTACAAAGCTTGTTCAGAGATACGTCAAAGAACGTGTGTCTGATCTGGCTGAGAACCTCTTATTTGCTATAGCGATTTTGCAAACCGCCCTTCAGGGAGCGCCTGACGAGCCAGTGGGGGAGCCGGGGGCGGCAAGTCAGGAGGGGAACAACTCGACAGTCTCCCCAATGGAAAGATCAGATTTGCCGCAATCTACGGAAACGGTGCAGTTCTAGGATTTACGCCGCAAGACGTTGGCAAAATGTCGATGTGGCAATACATGGCTGCGCTTGATGGTTACATCAAAGCGAATACGCCAGACGAGCCCGGTAAGCTTTCAGAAACCGAGAAAGACGATCTTTGGGATTGGATTAAGGCTGGGTGATGCCAGCTTAGTTAGGCATCTTCCCACTCTCGTAGAAATCGAGACATTTCCTAAGACGATTTACGTGTTCGGCCTGTGGGATCGCTTTGGTGTAAGCCTCGTCGAATGTCGGACTATTGCTGGTAATTTTCCCGCAATCGGTGGCGAACGCCTGCCTCTTCAGCATTTCTGCTGTCCGGTACTCATTCCAAAAATAGTACCCGACGAACGCGATAACCGCGATGCAGGCCGCGCCGACCAATACTTTCATCCACATCCCCAAGCTCGCGTGACTGCGAGCTTTTTTCTTATCAGGACATCGTTGAGTATGGCAAGAACCGACCTCGAAAGTCTGGTTGTTCAGCTTTCTGCTGACTTCAAGTCATTTGAAAAAAGCCTGGCTCGCGCCAACGATGTTTCTAATCGCCAATTTAATGCGATTGAACGACGCGCCCGCCAGATGAACAAGAATCTGGATAGTATCTTTACGCGCTCGTTTAGTGGCCTCACGGCACCGCTCGCCGGGATTGGCGCTGCTCTGGGTGTCGATCAGCTTCGCAAGATGACTGATACGTGGACCGATATGACTTCCCGCGTAAACCTTGCCGCAGGTTCGATCGATAAGGGTACTGAGGTCATGGGCCGTCTCGGCGAGATGGCGCGCCGTACCTATTCGGATCTTTCTCAGACTGCTGAGAGCTACCTTTCCAATGCCACGGCGCTGCGCGAACTTGGCTACAATACCGATGAATCACTCAACTACACCGAGGCGTTGAACAACGCTCTAGTCGTGTCAGGCGCTAAAGGTGATCGAGCAGCGCGAGTTATCGATGCTCTCGCCAAAGCTATGGCTACCGGCAAGTTGCAAGGCGATAACCTCAATACGGTGATTGAATCCGGCGGCCGCGTTGCGGAAGCGTTGGCAGCTGGTCTTGATACGACAGTTGGCGGCCTGCGCAAGCTTGGTTCGCAGGGCAAGATCACGGGCAACGACATTGTTCGCGGCCTATCGAGCCAGATGGAAACGCTGCGTCAGGAAGCGGCCGACATGCCAGCGACGATCGGCGACGGCTTTACGCTTCTGAATAATGCTCTGCTTCAGTATGTTGGCAATGCTGACAGCGCAGCTGGCGTATCTGCGAAGATTTCCGAAGCGCTGGTCATGATTGCCGACAACTTCGACAAGGTCGCAGATGGCGCTTTGCAGGTTGCAGCAGTAATTGCGGGTGCATTGGTTGGTAGATCTCTCCTTGGCATGATCCGTACGCTCGGAACCGCTGGCGTGGCTCTTGGCCAGTTCAGGCAAGCTTTAGCCGCAGCAAGCACAATGGGCGGTTTGGCTACAGCCTTCGGTGGCCTTGGTGCCGCTGCTGGTCCTGTAGGCATGGTCATTGGTGGCGCGGTTGTTTCGTCGCTTATTCTCTACAATTCAACAGTCGGTGAATCGAGTCAGGGAGCCACGCTCTTTGCAGAGCGGCTAAAGAAGGTTGAAGAGGCCGCTAAGTCATCAGGCAGTGCCGTTGAACAGGCTGGCCGACAGAATGACGCCTACACCCAGAACTCACTAAGCAAAGAAGTTGAGGCTTCCGTCGTCGCGCTTGATGACGCTCGTGAAGCTGCGGTCAACATGCTGGCCTCTTTTGCTCAAGTGTCGTCTATGAGCCTGATCACTCCAGAGCAGTACGCTGAATTGGCTCGTCTTCGTGATGGAGTAAACGAAGGCACTGTTTCGGCAGAAGACGCCAAGCAATCGTTGTTCGCTATGGCGAACGCTGATTACAACTTTCAGGAAGTTGCGGACGCAATTGGCCCGATCCTTGATCGTTTGGCCATGGTTTCGAGCGCTGCTCGTGGCGCTGCAGCTGACCTAGCTGCCGTGTCTGGCGCTCGTGCAGTCATCGAAGACCGTTCGACCCGTTCAGCTAAAGATCCATACATCATGCAGCGTGAAGCTGCGAACGAGTATGAACGCGATCAGATGCGTCTTGCTGCCCTCAGCAAAAAAGAACACACGCTCGAAATGGAGCGGCAGAAAGTGCGAAATGCGGCCACAAAGGACGGCATCGCGCTTACCGAGCAGCAAATTGATGCGATTGCACGCGCTAATGTTGCAGCACAGGAAAGCCGCACAGCTGAAGGCAAAAAGCCGAAGAAAGAGCGCCAAAAGAAAACACCTGAAGACAAGTTTGATAATGATGTGCGCGAAGTAAATGACCGCACAGCTGCACTTGTCGCGGAAACTGAAGCTCTTCGCCAAATTAACCCGTTGATTGATGATTACGGGTTTGCAGCTGAAAAGGCACGCACCGAGCAGGAGTTACTCAATGCAGCTCAAAAGGCTGGCATTGCCATCACTCCTGAACTCCGTTCGCAGATTGCGCAAACTGCCCAACAGTGGGCTCTCGCTACCGCAGAAGCCAATAAGCTTAACGAAGCGCAAGGCCAGTTAAAGCAGAAGTCCGAAGAATGGCGTAGCACAGAGCTAGACGCCTTCAAGGGGCTGGTTACTGACTTAGCCTCTGGAAAAGACGCTGTTGAGGCTCTGACTGATGCGGTTCAAAAGCTGATCGATAAGCTTCTAGACATGACATTGAACAATCTTTTTGACGGGCTGTTCGGGAAGTCAGGTAGTCTGTTCGGTGGATTTATGAGGTTCAAAGACGGTGGGCTGCCAAAGTTCGCCAACGGAACTCCATCGCGCCCCGGTCCCGGCCTTATTCGTGGACGTGGTACCGGCAGAAGCGACAGCATCCTTGCGAGAGTGTCGAACAGAGAGTTCATTACTAATGCTCGTTCAACGGCCAAATATCGCGGTCTTCTGGAGGCAATCAATGAAGATCGTTTGCCGGCCTTTGCGACTGGCACGCCAAGTCTGCGTGCCCCATCAATGCCAATACTGAGCGCTCCTCAAAAAGCGGGAGCCGCTGGCCCAATGCGTGTGGACGTTGTGACCCGGTTCGAGAATGACGGAAACTTCCATTCGTATGTTGAGAAAGTGTCGCAAAGCACAAGTTCTCGCACAGTCAAAGCATACGACAAGTCAGGCCCAATGCGTTTTGCGAGGGACAGTAAGAAGGCGGCCAATTGGGGTTTAGTGCGATGATCGATCTTCTCTCAACCGTCCGCTTTGTGCCGTCTTATCCCATGCTTAATAACCCGACCAGTCAGACGAAGTTTGGTGGTCGGTTGCTGTCGACGGTTGAATTCGTTGATCCGTATCGCACTGTGGATATGGAAACTTTGCCGATGAAGGCCAGCGAGGCGGTTCAGCTTCAGGCCTTCATTGCAGCTGCCAAAGGCGGCATGGAAACGATAGTCTATCGTCCGAAGCATATTTGTATTCCGCGGGCCTATTGGGGTGATCCGAACAACACACACATCACAGGCACCGCATCTCGCGGGACTGTAACCGGAGGCTATACATTACAGCTTACCGGCGTTGTGCCGGGCTTGCAGCTGATGGACGGCGATATGTTCTCACTCAAGAGTGGAGACTATCGCCAGTTCTTGCAGGTCGCCTATGGCGGTGGAGCAACAGCCGTAAGCACGACGATCACAATTGAGGTAGATCAGCCGATTGCGTCTTATATTGCAACCGGCGCAACGGCACGTTTCAAACAGCCCGAGATGAATACCCGACTTGTGAAAGACAGCTTCCAACTGTCAAAAGGTCCACGACCCACCGCGTCTTTCCAGCTGATCGAGGTGCCGAGGTGATGGAGGGAATTCGGGACAAGGAAGAAAGAGATTTCTTCGGTTTCACTCCGGCGATGTCTGAGGCTCTTGAACGCGAGCTGTCGTATTACGACGGGTTTTATCTAACTGAGGTGGTAAAAAAGGCTTATCAGGAAGTGAAGAAGCTCGACCCATCTTTTTCAGGATTAGATAAGCTATAATATCGATCGCACACATACCTATGTCGTCACAATCGCGAACTAGCTGGAGAATTTCTTGTTTGTCAACGCGGTCCTCATACTCTCGTACTTCGCCTTTTGCATACTCAGTGCGCAGCACTAGGTGTTCACCTTCTTTCTTTAGTGAACCGTGAACGAAGTAGTTTCTGTGTTCATTGAGCCGCTCTAAGGCAATTGAGATTTGCCGAACATGCTCTTCAATTTCATGGTGCATCGACCTTGATGATGCCGCTCTTAGGGCAAACCAAAGAGATTGTCCGTTTAACTCATTCGTCACTGCTTGAATGCCAGCCGGGCTGCCAAGCAAACGATTGAGCAGCAGTTTTGAGCTGTTCTCGGCATTATTCCATGAGATGACAAGGGACCCAACTAAATGTTCAATGCTGATATCGTGCAATGGATATTGACGACGGTCGGGCCGATTGCCTGGATGTTTCTTACCTTTTGACATGATTGTCCCTCCGCCTAACCATCAAAGCCGAGTCGCAACCAATAGTCGATTACACTTTCCTATAATTCGGAGGCTTAATGGCTTTCCCAACTCGTCTACAGCAATTGCTGGATGAGGGGCGTATTGTTGTGCGCTCCCTCGGAGAATTCCAGTTCGGTACCGGCTTTTGGTACATGTGGAATGGATCGTCTGAGTTCACATGGAACGGCAACAAGTATACTCCAAACCAACTGATTGCGATTGAAGAGCCAGCTGAGCAGATGGGCGCTGAAGCTCTGCCGATCACCATCACCATGCCGACGGCAGCGGATTACGGTGTGACGCCTGATAAGCTCGCACAAATTGAGAGCGTCGATTACAAAGGCCGCACTGTCATTCTGTCAGATGCTTACTTCGATCCAGACACGCGCGAACTGCTGCACGTCGAGCCGATGTATCGAGGTTTTATAGACACCATCGATCACGAAACCGATGGCGGCGAAATGGTTCTCCGCGCAACAGTTTTTACGTCAGCTTTGGAAAACCACCGTGACGGCTATCGCACCGCCTCTCACGAAGATCAGCAGCTCATTTCACCGGGCGACAAGTTCTTCGAATATGCCTCAGTGGTGAAGCGAGAGAATTTCCACATCACAGCACCGTAAGGATCGCCATGCGACATCCGGAATGGGAAAAACGCCTCGTCGCTATCACGGAGGCGCACATAAACACGCCTCTGGTCTGGGGAAAGTCCGATTGTCTTCTCACCACGTCCGATGCGATTGAAGCGGTTACAGGCATCGATCCTGCATCTGAAGTGCGAGGCAAATACAAAAGCCGCGCACATGCCTATCGCCTGATCAAGCAGCGAGGCTTTGCCAGCTTAAGCGCCGTCTTGGCCGACCGATTTGAGGAAACGCCTGTTGCGATGGCGCAGCGCGGTGACGTCGGCATTTTCGAGAAAACTGTCGGGTACTTCTGTGAATACGGCTTCGCGGTGAAAGGCGAGGACGGTTTGCGCTTCCTGCCACGCACAATGGCCGAGAGGGCCTTCAAGGTTTCCTGATGTTTTACATTCTGGCGATTTCATTCGCGCTGCTGGCATCGCCTGCGGCGGCGGACCCTGTTTCTATTGTAACGGGGCTAGTAGGCCTTGGCTCGTGGCTATTCGGCGGTACTGTCCTTGCAAACATTGTGCTTGGCGGGCTTCTGGTCGCTGCAAAATACGCGCTCACGTCGATCTTTCAGCAGACGCCTAAGTCTTCAGCCTCTGCGACAGAAACTAAATATGGTGAAAATCTCGTCCGTGAGGTCGGCCTCGGCGTCTTTGGTACAATGGGGCATCACGTCTATCGCAATGCATTAGGTAAAGGCAACCGAATGGTGCAGGACGTGTTCAAGCTTTCTGACTTTCGATGCGTCGAGCTTTTGCGCGTGCAGATGGATGGCGAGTGGAAGAGCTTAACCACTGACGACATTGCATATGGGAGGAAAGTGCTCGGTGTCCACGAAGGCGGCGAAGTCTGGGTTCGCTTCTATCAGGGCACCATGGATCAGGCCGCTGATTATAATCTGGTGGCTGACGCTAATCCGCCTGGACGCTGGACTGCTGCTCATCGTGGGGCTGGTATTTGCTACGTCGTGGTGACGTCACGCATGGAGGCCGATAATCTCACGTCTCCTCCGAGCCTTATGTTCGAAGTGCGCGGCGCTCCATTGTATGACCCTCGCTTTGACACGAGTGTGGGTGGATCAGGGACACAGCGTAGGAATAATCAGGGGAGCTGGGCTTTCTCCGATAATCCCGCTGTCATGATGTATAACCTTGAACTGGGGATCTACAACGGCACTGAAAAGATCGTTGGCCGAGGTGTTGCCCAGAGCCGTTTACCTTTGTCTGAATGGTTCACCGCGATGAATATCTGCGATGAAATCATGCCCGACGGCAGCAAACGTTATGCGGCGGCATTAATTGCTTCATCTGGCGATGGCGTTACGCACGAAACCAATATGACACCGCTCCGCGAAGCTTGTGCAGGCTCTTGGATTGAAGGCGTTACAGGTGAGTATCCAATCGTAGGCGCCAATCAGGCGGTTGTTGCAACGATCACTGACGATGACATTGCTTGGGAGAAATCTTTCCAGCTTTCTTTAACTCGTACCCGGACTGAACTCGTCAACACCGTTGCGGCTTCGTATGTCAGCCCAGACTTGTTCTATGAAACGACGTCTCTCACCACCCGCGTTGATGCTGCTGCATTGGCTCAGGATCGCGAGCGACTGGCTTCCAAGGTGGATTACACCGCCGTCACTGATCCGCGTGTAGGCGACCGTCTGGCAGATATCGCTATCCGGGCCTCACGCTATCAGGCCAACGGTAACTTTACCGTTCATCCGAAATTCCTCGGACTGCAAGTTGGCCAGTGGGTTCAGTGGGTATCGGCCCGCTATAACCGCACGATCAAGTTTCAGGTTCATTCGAAAGCCCTTGGCGCAATGGGCAGCGACAGTGTTCGCGATGTTTCCATCTCGTGGCAGGAAGTTGGCGACGGTATCTTTGATCCGACGGCGTATGCAACAAATCCGCCAGTGCCGACACCGAATGGAAATCCGGATTACCTTGCTGACGTGCAAAACTTCGCCGCTATCCCTAACCTGATTGTTGGTGATAATGGAGAGGAACATCCCGGCATTCGCCTGTTCTGGGATGCGATTGACGACATCACTGTCGAAGGCGTTGAAATCCAGTACTGGCCGGACAATGATCCGTCACAGGTATTCAACGACTATGTGACCAAGGACGTAACAGTCTTTCAAATTGTCAACGGTCTGACGAGCCTTACTGATTGGTGGGTCAGAACAAGGCTGAGAGTGGCTTCAGGGACAAGGCCGGTAGCTTGGTCTGCATCTGTCAAAGTTCACACACTCAACGCTCAAGGTGATCAGAACCCGATTGATTACGAGGGACTTGCTGAGGATCTGAAAGGTTATCTGGGCTGGATTGGTCCGCAGATGCGCGAAATCATCCGTCAGGCGGAAGAACTCGCAACAACGACATCTGACAACCACAACGCAAACTATGCAGATATCCAGCGTTTAAGCCGTCAGCTTACGAGCACGTTCAGCAATGCGCAGGCGAGCTGGCAAGAAGACATCCTTGTCGCAACTGGTCCAAACAGTGCAATTGGTCAGCAGCTCATCCGTATTGATGCACAGCTTTGGGATAATACCGGCGCAAGTATAGTCCAGCTTCTTCAGGCCAGAGTTGATGGTGTTGAAGGTGAGGTTGAGGCCCAGACAACGGTAATTACTGCCCTCACAACGGCAGTGAATGATGTCAGCGCGAATGCGACGTTCAGAATGGGAACATCAGTTGCCCCTTCTGGTTGGAATTCTCGTATTGGTATGCAGGTTGAAGGCGGGACGGTTGGCGACTGGAAGAGCGCCGGGCTGTTTCTGGATGCCAATGCATCCGGTGCTCGTGTTGCTCTGATGGCCGATCAGGTCGTGTTCTCTAATGGCTTGGAGTTCAAACGTCCTTTTGTGATCCAGAACGGGATCATGTATGGCGATGCCTTTGTGATGGACTGGGCGAAGATCCAGAACGTTCAAATTACTTGGGCTCAGATCGGAAGTGCCGTTATTGACAATCTGATTGTCGGAACTAGCAATCTTGACTTCAACGCTGTGACGGCGACGACTGATACGTCGTATAATATCAACACTTCAGCCAATGACGTTACCTTAAGCTCATTCGTGATCAATAGCCCGCAAGGCAACACGATTTTGCTAGATTGGTTCATCAATGCATCGTTGAGCATTATCGGTGGTTCAACGCAGTCAACGACCACGATCTGGTTGATCAACATCACGACAGGGGCTGTCATTCGACAGTTCAGCTATGGTCTCACCACCGGTCAGAGCACAGCTGTGTCGATCAACACGGCGGCTATTGATAGCAGTGCCGTTCGTGGAAACAATACCTATCAGGTCAGAAAGACCAACAACCAGAGCGGCACGAACTTAAGCGGTTCAGGAAATCTGAAATCGCTCGTCTGGAAACGCTGAACGTCTCAATCAAACAATCTGACTAACCAGACCGTGCTTTTGCATGGGGAGGCAAATCTATGGCCGTTTTACCTGATTATGTGTCGGGAACGATTACGCTCGCTAACGGGTCTACGACTGTTACCGGCACAGGCACCATGTTTCAGGCTGCAGCATTCAAGGCCGGTGACACGCTGCAAATCCAGAACCTGACTGCGGTTATCGCCAGCGTCAATAGCAACACATCGCTAACGCTGACGTCACCGTGGACTGGTACTTCACTCACGAATGCGCCTTATCGAGCGCGGTATTTGCCCGATGGCGCTCGTGTGACTGCGCAGACGACAACGCTTATCGAACTTCTTGGCAATGGCGTCCTGACAAATCTAGCTGAGCTTGGCGTCGAAGATGGCAAGGTGCCTGTTGGTAATGCTTCTGGTGAGTATGAGTTGAAGCCGACATCATCATTCGGCGTACAAGACCCGAACGGCACATTGGCCGCAATCGTAGCGGCACAAGGTATTCCGAATAATCAGCTTCCTGCACGGATAAGAGAATATGCAGCCGTAATATCAGATGCAAATGAAGCTACTGTGGGCGGTTGGAATGTCATAGGGGGTGACGGTTCTAACATCCCTGTTCCTTTGGCGGGGTTTGTCTTTACCATCGCGCAGTCAACGAACTTACTTACACAAATCTGGTATCAGCGCGCTGGCTACCGAAGCTTTATGCGGTTTTGCAACAATGGCACTTGGGGATCGTGGGCTGAAAGAGCCAGTACGGCAAGCGCTGCCGCTCTGGCTCTATTACAGCTAACTGGTGCAGCAAACGCTTTGCCTTATTTTACAGGCGCTGGGTCGGCGGCAACAACAACGCTATCGCCTTTTGCTAGAACCGTAATAGACGATACCAGTGGTGCAGCAATGTTTGCCACAATGGGAGCAACACAAAGTTTAGGTGGTGCTAGCGGTTACTCAAGAGACCCTAACGGATCACTTTGTCAGTGGGGAACAGCGATTGTTACGCCGACGGCTACAGGGTTCGGCTCAATAAATTTTCCTGTTGCCTTCTCAAACACCAATTTCATTACAACAGCAATGAACGGTGATCATAATACACAACTGTACATGTTGATTGTCACTAATAGAGCATCTCTTAATGCAGGCCGTTTTGATTTCAGAGCAGTCAATGCAAACTCAGGTGTAGCAATCACAGACCCCGTTCGCATAAATTATATAGCCATGGGTAACTAAAATGACAAAATTTGCTCTATTTGATGAACATGGTTTTCCCAACGGTTTTTATGCGGAAGATGTTCATGGATTGCGCAAGCTTCCTGTTTATGGTGAAGCGCCGGAACCAACTGACGAAAACCCATTCTCTGAACCCCCTGTCATCGGAGAAAAAGACAACCCTGATTGTCTCATACCTCCTGAAGCCATTGAGATTACAGACGCTCAATGGTCAGAGTTTCTTGAAAACCAGGGTTTTCGGAAGTGGGAAGACGGTGAGGTTGTTCTTTACGAACCGCCTGTTGTCGAGCAGGTGAAAATTCTTCCAGCAGTCACTTTATGGGAGCGGATGAGCAATGATGAGGCAGATCAGGTGAAAGCGGCAATGGAAACTCAGCCGTTCCGCCTTGGTCAGATTTTCTTGACCGCCAACACTTTCCGCTCAGATCATGAGCTATGGCCACTGCTTGAACAGATGGCGACCGAGTTGTTTGGAGCGGAAAGAGCGGCTGAGTTGCTAGCGGGTTAAAAGCCCCGGCAGATCCCCATCCACCGGGGCTGCGCAGATCGCCAGTCGCGTCTCGAAGTTGACCTGCGCTCGGCAATCTTACACCCGGCCTCAAATGAAGAAAACCCCGGACGGGGAACGCCAGCCGGGGTTACTGGTAGAGCCACAGGGTTTTAAAGACCCTATCCAGTGGGTCGCCCATACCAAAGATGTGAAATGAAGAAAAGCCCCAGAGATACTTGCAATCTCCGGGGCCTAACCCGGCAGGATCGCACAACCATGCCGGGGTTGCGTTCAAAAGCAGTTATCAGGACCCGTTGAACGCAACCTCTAAATTAGCAACGGCTATACAAAAAGAAAAGCCCCAGAGGCGCTTGAAATCTCTGGGGCTGAACCCGGCAGGCGGGCAGCCATGAACCGGGGTTACTCACTGGTGCAACTCGAGCAATGCTTCGATCCGGTGAATAACCTCGATTTAGTGTCCGGCATCTCAGCGTCAAGAGTTGGAAAAGCAAAAACCCCAGCTCGTGGGTATCATACCGAGCCGGGGCTTTGCGTACAGCCTGTCTGCGGTGACGTCGATACGCATCACTATCTTCTCATAAATGCGTGCCAATGCAATGTACGGTAGCGTACAGAGAGGCGATGTTTCAATCTCGCTGTACCCATAAAATCACGAGACATAATAGGCCGAACCCTGCCATCGATATTGCCAAAGCCATATTGATAACGCTGATCCAGTCCATGATCCCCTCCTGATACAAAAGACGATGCTACAGTCTGCAGTTGAAATTCTCAAGTCGTGCAACGAACTGAGCAGAAGCCGCGAGTTCATCCCCGGTCAATAAAAAAGCCCCGACGAGACGGATCAAGTCGGAGCTTTGCGCTAGGCAGTATTGGCAGACCGTCTTTGCGCCACCTCATCATCTCATAAATCCACGCATGATCAATGAACGGCACCGTACAGATAGGCGTTTTTTCAGTCGAGGGCCGCACCAAAACTGCTTGCCTTCCGCAAATACAATTTCAAGGACAACCAAATGAACAAAACAACGTTCTTCGCGTATGCGAGGCGCGCCCCTTTTGGCGGCCGTTTGAGTCAGGCACAGGTTGATGGCACATCGGCTATCCTGGCCGAAGCTAAACGCCGCAATCTACCCGACGAGCAGATCGCTTATATTCTAGCGACTGTCTTCCACGAGACAGACGGCAAGATGCAGCCTGTTGTCGAGAATCTGAATTACTCGTCAGCTGCGCGCATTAGGCAGGTTTGGCCAACGCGGTTCCCAACCGTAACCAGTGCCCAGCCATATGTTCGCCAGCCTCAAAATCTTGCGAACAAGGTCTACGGCGGTCGCATGGGCAACGACAGCGTTAACGACGGCTGGACTTATCGCGGGCGAGGCTTGCCGCAGATCACTGGCGAAGACAATTACAAAAAGTTCGGCATTGCCGATGCACCAGAGAAGGCGCTGGAGCTCGGAACAGCAATCCGCATCCTCTTTGAAGGCATGGTGTTGGGCAAGTTCACTGGCCGTAAACTCGCGGATTATTTCGGTAAGGGCAAAGCAGATCCTGAAGGCGCGCGAGCTATCGTCAACGGCACCGACAAGGCCACGCTAATTGCTGGCTATTATCGCAACTTCCTCGACAGCCTTATTGCTGCCCGAGAAATGAAAGCCGCTTCAGCTGACGACGCCAAGCCTGACGACGTGCCTTTCCTCAAGGATAAGACGGTGCAGACCATTGTTGCAGCTGGCGGCGGTACGTTTGTAACCGGCCTTATCGGTGCAGTTTCGAACCCATGGGCATTCCTCACAGTTGCCCTGATTGTCGTTGCTTTGGGTGGCGGCTTCTGGCTTTGGCATACAGGCAGGCTCGAGCTGAAGAGGGTAGCGGCGTGAGAATCGTAATTGATTACGACTCTGAAGCACAGACTGCAGAAGTCGCGATTGGCGGAAAGGTCCAGCGTTGGACAGATGTGCGCCTAACGCTCGCGCAAGGTATCACCGAAACTCGCGACGGGTATTTGATCCGCCGCGAACGCGACGGTTCGAAATCCTTGCTTCTTACAGGAGTGCAGACATGACCTTCCTCTTAGCCCTCCGCTCTAAACTTGCAGGTTACGCCGTTGTTCTTAGCGCGGCGCTGGCCGTCCTTGTCAGCGCGTACCTGAAAGGCCGGTCTGACAGCAAAACGGCTCAGACCGCGCGCGATGCACAATCCGCAACCAAAGCACGGAAGATAGAAAATGAAGTCAGCCGTCTTGATGACAGCGCTGTTGACGCTCGGCTTGCTAAGTGGATGCGCGACAGGCGGTAACTATTGCGATGTGGCGCGGGCGATCTATGCCAGCCATGACGACACGTCAGAAACCAAGCGCCAGATCCTGGCTGAGAATGAGAAAATGGAAAAGCTGTGCGGGGTACGGCCTTGAGGTCAGTTGCCCAAAGGCTCAGTCACACCCGGGGTTTGCTCTTTCGGCATGAAGGCCCGTCTCTCTTCGTATTTCACGATCAAGACTATAGCTGCCAGTGCAACAATCACCGGCACCGCGATGCATAAAACCCGCAGAACCGCACCGAAGATTTCTCCAATCAAACTGTTCGATACCTGTCTCATGCCGCAATCATATCAGCAAAGACCTTAAGCGAACACAAAGGGGCACATTAACTATGTTTAATCTAAAGAGAAACGAAGCATGACCGGACCTGAAATCATGGGCGTTGTCGGCTTCATCGTGATGCTGTTCGGCTTTTTGTTTGGCCTTTGGAAGTACGTCGACAGCAAGATCAACGCCGCGAGAAACGAAACGTCCGCCAAAGCCGAAGCAGCCACAGCGCTTGCCGCACTGACGCGGCAGGAGCTGTCAGATTATAAGCTGCGCGCGGCCGAAACATTCGCCACAAAGGCCGGGATGCAGGAACAGACGTCGCAGATCATGCGCGCCATTGAAAGCGTTGCGAACCGCATTGATGGGCTTACCGAGCGCATGGATCGTGTATTTGAACAGAAGACTACGCGGGCGAGGGGGTAGGGAGTAACGCGACAGGAATTGATGAGTTCGCGTAATGGATCAACATTAGCTAGGTAAAAAACATCGTGCGGCGACTTCCCGCCAGATCAAAAAAACAAGCTATTGTTTCATCTCGTGTGGATACGTGGTCCTTCTCACTAATGTCGTTTACGTGCCCTCTTCTTTTTTGCCACTGGAGGAACAATAGTTTCTTCATATTCCATCCGAGCTTTCCTGAGGCGCAAGGTCTTTGCAATTCGAGCATCTGTCTCGACCTTTTGAATGGAACGTGAAGTACGATCTATTCTCTCCGCGATCGACTCTTTAACAGATGAGGTTGGCTTAAAGAGTGTCTCTTTTGTGTAGGTTGGTTGCATCTCAATGGACATAAAAGAATTCCTTTTTAAATAAAAAAGGTCAGGCATTGCCTGACCTCTAAAGTAAACTTCTTTCAACAGTGCCAGTACATCCGTGGTCAAAGGAAAGAAGGATAATATTTATGCAGGCTGGAGGTTACCAGCCGACATCCTGCCCGACTTGTTGTCGCGTTCCAGATCGTAGCCGATTTTCTGGCCTTCGATGAGTTCGCGCATTCCGGCGCGCTCGACAGCAGATATGTGAACAAACGCATGGAGGCCGCCATTATCAGGCTGAATGAAGCCGAAGCCCTTGGTGGAATCGAACCATTTAACTGTGCCAGTGCTCATAAAGAACCCTCTCATAGCAATAAAGATAGCAGCACGCATTTGCGTGACGCAAAGTGATAACGATTTTTAAAAGGGGGTTCGTTCAGGGCGCGTTGCTAAACGCGCAATAAGCAAAACACATCAAGAAAATATCGATAAATAATGCATAAAGATTTATTTTGATTTTGTCAAATTATATTTATTTTTTTTATTAGAAAGACAATCGTAGTTAGCTTTTTTACATGTATTTATTCGTTAATTATTTTAACAGTTGCGAACGACGATCTTTGAAAGGTCAGGTAGCTAAGGTGTTTGCCAGTCAGAGAATTAGGGACTTGCTGGCGTTATTTCGGCGCAAACCTGTTGACGACCCTTTCACTCCCACCACAATGACAAATTGCGGGCCACCAACCCGCAAACCAACCAACACGAGGAGACTGTATGTCCAATGACAGACAGCGGGCGAACACGCGCCTTTCAAAACAAGAACTAGCCCGCCGTGTTGCTGCGTATCAGCAGCACGGGACAATAACGAAGGCTGCGCAAGCGTGCGGCGTCAAGAAGTCTGCATTTCACGACAGCATTAAACGCGCGGCTGAGCTCGGCTTGATGGGTCCGAAGGAAACGCTGCCAGGCTATGCAATCAAAAGCCTGACTGAGACACCTAACGGCACCTACATGCGCCAGACGAAAGAGGCTGGCCCTGTCTATGAGGCGACTGCTGGCCTTGCTGTTAAGGGCAAGACGACGCTCGTTAACAGCGAAGGGCGGATTGTCACTCAGCACATCATGGAACGTGCGGACGCAGACCAACAGCGTGTAGCAATCACGGCAATGGTTGAAGCGCTTAAAGAAGACCTGCCGCGCGTATCTATCATGCCTGCACCGAAGGGGTGTCGCGAGGATCTGTTGAATCAGTTCACAATCACAGACAACCATTTCGGGATGATGTCATGGCGTGAAGAGACCGGCAGCGACTACGATTTGCGGATTGCCGAGCAGCTATTGCTCGATTGGTTCTCTGCAGCGGTGGCACAGGCTCCCGACGCTCATACGGCAATTCTGGCGCAGCTCGGCGACCTGATGCACCACGACGCGCTCGAAAGCGTCACACCTGCTCACAAGCACGTTCTTGACGCGGATAGCCGACTGCAGAAAGTCATTCGCATTGTGATCCGCATGATCCGGCGCATCATCGATATGCTGTTACAGAAGCATGAACGAGTTCATGTAGTGATGGCTTCGGGCAATCATGACCCAGCCTCATCTGCATGGCTTCGTGAGATGCTCGCCGTTATGTATGAAGACGAGCCTCGCATCACTGTCGATAATTCACCATCGCTCTATTACGCGTTCGAGTGGGGCCGCACGATGCTTGCCTATCACCACGGGCATAAGCGCGGTGTCGCAAATATCGAGGGAACGATTGCTGGCATGTTCCGTGGAATGTTTGGCCGCTCGCTTCAAGCATATGTTCATATCGGACACAGACACAGCGACGATGCCAGAAAAGGCACCCTGATGTATGTCGAGCAGCATGAAACGCTCGCGGCACCAGACGCTTATGCCGCCGGCGGTGGCTGGCTGTCAGGTCGATCAGCAAAGCGCATAACTTACAGCAAGCAGTTCGGCGAAGTCGGTCGCGATATTCTCCGCCCCGAAATGGTCGCGGGGAAATTTGCGGCGGCTAATGATAATGCGGAAAGTCAAAGGGCGGCGGCCTAACCGTCATCCCTTTTGGGATGCTAGATAGTCTGCAACGGCCGCTCGAATTTCAGTCTCAAGTTGATTGGTTTGTGCCAAAATTTCTTGGATGGCCAGATCTACATTATCGATGAACGGGGAATGCATTTTTCCGTCTATTGGTGGAGCTATTGGGCCATATTTCACGACCTCCTTCTTGCCGGAGAACTGCACAGTGATGGATGCTAAGTTCCCAACGTAGTTGGCATCTAATATTTGCATATCGGCCTCCCTGATTGTTTGTCCACTGTAGGCTTGGAAACCGCATCAAGACAATACCACCCCCGCCGCCTACCAAGCGGCGTTTCACCACAACACGAGGAGAGAACATGCTTGAAGAAGCTGAAGACAAAGCCGCACGGGCCGCTGTTGAAGGTCGGCAGTTAAGAACAGGGGTTATAAGGTGCCTGCCAAAACCTTATAACGACAACCGTCAATCACTCGTCATCATCGAAACGCCTTACAGCAGCGACGTGGAAGGCAACATAGCATATGCGCGAGCGTGCCTCTTAGACAGCCTGCGTCGAGGCGAGTCACCGATTGCTAGCCATTTGCTACACACACAAGTGCTGGACGATATGCAGCCCGATGAACGGTCCCTGGGGATAGAGGCAGGCCTCGCCTGGTATCGCGTGGCGACGAAATGCGTTGTTTACACTGATCGTGGTATCAGCGGCGGAATGAAGATGGGCATCGATCGAGCGATGCAGCACGATGTGGCAGTTGAGTACCGAAGCATTGAGAATAGGGCAGCGGCGTGATGGGCGAAAATATTGCAGCAATTAAACTTGAGCGTCACATCGAGGAGAGAATTGCAGCAGCCGTCCTTGCAGAAAGGCAGCGATGTGCGGCGATAGCGATCTGCGTATTCGACGATGAAGATGCGTGGTCGGATATACATAGAATTGCAGGAGGCATTATTGCCGAAGCCATTATCGAAGGAGAGACAACATGAACCAATTCCATGTTGGGCAAAAAGTGGTCTGCATCGATTCAGTCGTTGGCTTTGAGCAATACCTCGAGGTGAAGGAAAGTGAGATTTACGAGATCGAGTGGATCGGACCTTTTGAGCATTATATTCATGGCTCTTACATCGGCGTACGCCTCAAGGGCGTAGATCGCGGAACTTGCCCGCAATTTGGTTATAAAAACCCGCCGTTTGCTGCAAGGCGCTTCCGACCGCTTGTGGAAGATAAGCTGTCAGCGTTGCGCGGATTGCTTGCTGGCGGGCCTCTGACAGAGAGCTTCGAAGAGCCAAAGCGTAAGGTGGGGGAGGGTGTATGACGCCAATCAAATCCGACGGCGGCTCAACTAGCTATTATGAGCTGCCCGATGGCGCGAGCGAGCTAAACGACCTTATTGAGCACAAAGGCATGTCCTTTGCGCTCGGCAACATCTTTAAGGCTTGCTATCGTTTTGGCGAGAAAGACGCAGCCAGCCGCCTTTACGATCTGAATAAGATCATATTCTTTGCCGAGAGATTGAAGGCGCTCGAACTGCGCGCCAAAAATCGCACGGCTATAATTACAACCTAAGTTGTTTTAACCACACGTTAACCCTGATAGCATTTACTAAGTTGGCTGGCTGATCCAATCCGTACCGATCCCTCCCGCCAGCGAAAACCCAAAAAAACCCGCTCAGATTATTCACTGGGCGGGTTTTTCGTATCCTTGCAATAAAATAACCCTACCGAGGCAGGTCAAATTATCAGGTTACTTTTTCGGTGGGCCAACGCGATCGAGCAACTTGTAAACGATCTCAGCACAGTCATTCATTGACTCATCCTCAGAGCATTTCACATCTACCTTGAAGCCCTTATCCTCAACTCGAATGTGTGCTGACTTTTCGGGAGGAGGCGGACCTCTGTGTGGCGGAGGTGGTGGTGGCGTGCCCGGCGCTTCTGCAGATGGAGGTGCAGGTGGCTTAGGCGGCTCCTGCGCTAGTGCAGCGCTTGAAATCATAGTGAGTGCAGCGGCAGCAATAAGAACGTTCTTCATTGCATTACTCCTAGGGGTGTTTGCGCAAGAGAAACATGCAGCCCAACTTCAAGTTCCTAGGAATATCGATCATATTTTTATGATTGAAGCCTCCAAAAAAAGCCCCGGCACGTCTCCCAACGTCACGGGGCTGCGCACGTGGGCATGACCCGTATTCCTCCACGCGGCGCGGCGATAATTTATCAAAGAGAATTATCGTTGAAAAGTGTATTTTAACTCTATTGGACCGTGCCAGAGATGCGATGCCTGAATAAAACTAACCCCGCTTCGGCGGGGCTTTTTGTTTCATACGCTTTGTTATTCCATGTCAGGGATCTCGCCAAATTGGAAAATAATGGCTGGAGGTCCATATTCACCAATATCTGGATCGGCTTCCCGGCTCCAAGCGACAATCCCTGAATGCTTTCCTTCGAGGCTAGTCGCAGCTTTCATTGCACGGCCTTCGGTCTCAAACGACATTGGATCGAATGCGGGAACGAACTCACCGTCATCATTCTTATCAAAGGCAGCAACCACGATCAGACGCGCATTAGCCATTTAGGTCACTTCCCGTCGGTATCTTTGTCGAGGTCGGAATTATCGCGGTTCGACGGTCCACCTGCTTTCTTCGAACCTTTGGCTTTGCCTGTTTTAGGTTCTACTGGGCGGACAGGGGTGTTCGTAAACTTAATTGCCATGAGTCTTTCTAATTCGTCTTCGCTTCGGATGTTCCTATAATGTTCTCATTCTGCTCGAGAGTCAATTGGCGTTAACATCGCTAAGATATCACTTAGGAAACGCGCCGATGAATGTTCGAATGGGATTATGTTCGATGCCATAGCCAGTTTTCCCGCGATTGCATATCGACTGGCCGGAATTCGAGGGGTGCAGATATCCAACTCAACAACAAAAAGCCCCGGCACGAGAGGTGTGATCGAGTGGCCGGGGCTGCGCTTCGCCTGGACCCAGCTTCCTGTCACGAAGCGCGGCAAAATTTTATCAAAATGATCTCGTTTTGGAAGAGAAAAAAGTTCATAAGTCTACACGCACATACGCAGATCACTTCTCTTTTTTCTCGACCTCATCCAGCTTTCTTAAGAGTTCATCGAACTTGTCTGCTGCATTATGCTCTGCAGCGTGAATTTCTACTAACCCAAGGCCGATTGCTCGACCTGCTTCAGTCAGATGAACGTTTTTAAGTGATTTGGTCTTTTTAGCCGCGTCAATTAGTTCTCTATGGATAGGCATCAGCATGCTTTCAGCTGGAGGGCGCGGGCTAAACGTCCAGCAAGAAGCTTTGTTCCAAACTAAAAAAATAGTTAGCTAATTAACCTGTTTTGGACCAGTTGGCGTTATCTAAGTCCGCATTCAAAAACTCATTCGCATGCTTTTCTGCAAGCCTTGCAGCTAGTTCCGCCCACTTTTCCATATCTCTAAGTCCACCATCGTACAGTTTGATGATAGTCTCTGCTAAGTGCGCTTCATCGTATTCCCTGCCGCTTTCTTCCAACATAATGGCGGCAATTGAGAAGCAACGTCTCATCGCTTCCAGTTCATCAGGGGCATACACTTTGCTGGATTGACTAAACAATGGCATCTTATCCTCCTCGGGATAGCGGAAGTCTCCTGTCCATTTTTACGAGCGAAAGTGCATACTGATACTTAAGGCGTAGCATATCAACCTTTATGTGCCTGAGTGACTAATTGCTCGGATCGGTTTGCTCCTATCAATCCCTCAAAATAGGCTTCCTTGCCCTTCCTTGTTGTCATTACTCGGCGTCAGGTCGATCAAGGCCTCATCCGGCAATGGCTTCTGCATTACTTTCGCTTCATCCCATGGCGCCCGAAGCCAGATATCTATTTCCTCAGTGGTGCGCAGAATGACCGGCATTGCCTTCGGGTGAACAGGCTTAACCACGGCGTTAGGTTCGGTGGTCAGGAAGCCGAATAGGTCGACCTCTACCGGGCCTTCTTTCTTCTTCCGTACACCCTTCCATGTCGTCCATATGCCGGCGAAAACAAAGAGCGGCTTTTCTTCGGTTAGAGCGAACCAGTGCAGCGGCTTGCGTTTGGTCTTTGGATCAGGTTCTTGCCCGTATTCGGAGAAGGATGTGGCAGGTACAACGCAACGGCTTTCAACGCCTTGCCACCGACGCCAATGGGGTGACGTGAGGTTGCGAATATTCGTCACACCGCTGTCGGCTTCACCCTTAACGTACATAGGTGGCGTCGGCATTCCCCACCGAAGATGTGCAAGCTCGTGCTCACCATCTGCCATGTTGCGCAGGACCGGGGCTGGATAGTCTGGATATACATCTAACTGCGGATCGACGCGGTTCGTCACATCTCCGAACTTCGGAAACAGACGGCGCATGGCTTCATGTGTCGTAGTGAGGTTGTAAAGATTGCACATGCGCTCCTCCTGATCTGATTAGGATAGGGCACCTTTCACTTCCGTCCAGCTAGCGCGTCTTCGCCTTGCTGCTTGTGTTCGTAGCAGAACCACAGCTGCCCAAACTTGGTTTTGTAACCGTAGGTGCCCCAAGCTTCGCATCCGTCCGCGTCACACCAATGCTCAAACCTTTTACTGCTTGTTCCAGCGACACCGCTTTCAGACTTATATCCGGACATATTTACCTCGGCGCTCGATAGACTACGAATTCGCTTTCACCCTTCATGGTGCAATCTTCACAGCGCAGCTTCCATTGATGAGTTTTGAGAAACTCATTGGGTCCGATTTTTCGGCAAATTTCACCAATGTTCAAGTCTCGAACATGACCGCATCTAGCGCAAAGGCCGCAAAGGACAGCCCAAGGTTCCAAGTCGGCGATGCAAGTGAACTCGCCAATTTTCTCATAAGACGTAGGCTTGGGCATGATGATTACCGAACGACAACTCGTTCCCAATTACCATCACCAAATGGCTTGCCGCCGTGACGCCCCATGAAGACGCTCATTCGCCTTTCCGATGGAAAACTGAATACGCAGAAGTCGATCCCCGACTTGCGTGCCATACGGTGGGGCAAGCGAGCACCAAGTCGGCCGGCATCTCGGTGAACTTCACGTCGAGCGCATTTCAGTGCGTACGCTTCTGGAAGAGCAACTTGGAATGTTTTCATCATGCGGCCCTCTTGAAAGAACTGCCACGCTGGCCGTGGGTGAGAGCAAGGCGCGAAAGCTCAATTTCACGCGCTAGGAAATCTCGGTCTTTTAAAAGCGCTTCAATGGACGCGCGAACGTCGCCCTTGTGGTAGGCTAATACCAGATCTATCTCAGCGTCGTAGTTTCCCGAAACTCCATTCATGGCGCTCTCCATCGTTGAATTGCCACCCGTCAATGTTCTTGTTATGTTCTCTTTTTTGTGAGATGTCAATAATCCTGATTAGATTGCAGCCGTTTGTGCCATGCGGTATCATGTGACGCGATTATCAGGAGATCATTTTGGCTAAAATTAAGAAGCGTTCGTGGGAAAACGCGAGCGGAAAACACGAAGCGTGGCAGTTGGATTTCACTGACAGGCATGGGAAGCGTCATCGAGAACAGTATGCAAAGAAACGCGAAGCCGAAGCTCGTCTTTCTGATCTTGTGAGTGCGACAGGTGCCGCGACATACAAAGAAGCAGCTCAAAAGACGACCGTAGCTGACGTATGCGTTGATTATTATGAGGAGATGGAGAAGCGCAACAAACGTGGTGAAAGCGTTGTTCAGTCGTATCTCCGCACCACAAAACAGCACATCGATAATTGGATTGATCCAAAAGAGGAAAGCGCTGTTGGCTTCACCAAAGGAATCGGAACCAAAACACTGTCGGAACTGACAACGGCGGACGTTATCAAGCTCAGGAATGAAATGCGGGATACGTCAGCCGGTGTTGTCACAACACGGCGAGTTCTCGGAACGCTGAGTCGTATTCTGAAACATGGCGTCGAGACGGACAAAGTTGGCGTCAATGTCGCCAAAGGTGTTCGAGTTATTGGCAAGCGCGATGAGGCTGGAGATAAGGTAACGCCACCTTCAAAGGCAGCTCTCGCTAAGATACTTAAGAAAGCTGATGACAAATTGGCGCTACGAATCAGGTTCGCTGCTTCATCAGGCCTGCGAGCTTCCGAGCAATGGGCGCTACGTTGGGTTCATCTCGATCTGAAAAAAGGCTTCGTCTCAGTCGAAACGCGCGTGGATGCGTACGGCGAATTCGACACTACAAAATCATCTGCTGGTCGTCGCACTGTCCCAATCGGGAAGGCGATGCTTGAGCAGTTAAAAGCTTGGAAGGGGGAAACGAAGCACAGCGCGCCTGACGACTTCGTTTTCACTGACAGCAAAGGCGGCTTTGTACGTCATACCAATTTTATGAAACGCGATTGGAAGCTGACGATCGAGCTGGCAAAGGTTGAAGATATCGGCTGGCACGCTCTTCGACACTTCGCTATTTCGACTTGGATTGAGGCTGGCCTTTCACCCAAAGCGGTGCAGACATTGGCCGGTCATGCGAGCTATGCCATTACGATGAATCGCTATGGCCATCTGTTTCCTTCGGACGATCATAAAGCAGCTTTCGACAGGATTGCGGAAACACTCGCATGA